GAAATCTTATAAAGTTGATATGACAGCTTATTCACCAGATGTTCAAAACCTTTATGACTTATGGAGAAATCTCGGATCACCTATCAAGCAACATCGAAATGGCAGTAAAACAAATCATGATGCAATTTGTGCTTTAAAGAAGGCCGTAAAGCTTCATGACCCTGATAAGATTGCCAATGCCATGCTATTATACCACAAGATTATCAGTTCCGCTCAAGATTATAAACTCTCAATGAGAGCCCCAGGGCACCTTATTGGCTTAAACGAGTTTTTCCGATTTTCAGATTTCACAAGATCACGCATTGATAAGAAAAATTGCGCTTATGATATCCAATCATGGTTCGATGAATGCATGAAAGGAGAAGTCTACATTGACAGGATATATGCTAAACATAAAGTAGAAAATACCGATCCTGAAATAACCACTCAATTAAAGAAATACTGGAAAACTTACATTAGTAAAGAGGTGCCACAATCACCGGGGGACGAAGATTGCTTCAGACTTGCTGCAACAAAATTCAGGAAATTTATAAAAAAGAATCGTAATAATGTTGCTTTACATGACAATATAGACATCAACAATTTGCCTCGAGATTCAAAATATCTTTATGAGGCCATTATTGAAAAGACAGATAATTTAAAAATAGTGACACCAGCTTGGCTATGTTCCGATGTAATGTTTAAAAAGCGTTTCCCATCTTATTTATACCACCAAGGAATGATGGACAATGATTTTGACGATGATGACGATGACCAGTCAGATTTTGTTAACCAATTACACGAAATGTATGGAGGGTAAATGACTTTTACAAGGCATGAAATATTACAGGGTGATATTGAAAAGAGAATTATTACTGGCCTGATTGTTGACAATAAATTTTGTAGGGATGCAATCCCGATTTTAAGGTTAAAGTATTTTCAAATTGATTATGCAAGAAGGGTAGTCCAATGGATTGATGAGTATTATAAGAAGTATAAAAAAGCCCCGGGCAAGGACATACAAGCCATATTTCAGGCAGAAGAAAAAACGATGAAAGCTGCTGAGGCCGGAATTGTTGAAGAGTTTCTGAAAGAGTTATCAACCCAGTATGAACAAAAAGAAGTTTTCAACTCAGAATATTTACTCGACCAGACATACAAATATGCCGAAGCCCGATCATACGAAATTTTAAAAGAACAAATTGAAGGCGGTTTATTGCAAGGCAAACTTGATAAAGTGTCTGATGCAATAAGAGGTTTCAATAAAGTTGCCAAAGAAACCTCTAGATGGGTCAATCCATTTGATAAAAAGGAAGTAGACAAAACACTTGATGATGATAGTTCCGACAATCTTTTTAAATTGCCCGGTGCTTTGGGTGATCTAATAGGAACCCTGAAACGGGAATGGTTAATTGCGGTCATGGGACCGATGAAAAGAGGAAAGAGTTTCTACGCTTGGGAAATTGCCTATCATGGTTTGATTGCACGATTAAAAGTTGTAGTCTTTTCACTCGAAATGAACTCAACTCAATTTAAAAAGAGAATCTATAAACGCATGACTGCCATGGCGGAGTATGGTGGTGAGTATGATTATCCTGTTTTTGATTGCCTACATAATCAGGATGGGGCTTGTTTAAGCGAAAAGAGACAAAATCGGAGAACATTAATCAGTGAAGATGGTACTCTTCCAGAGTACACTCCGAATAGTAAATATAAGCCATGTGATTGGTGCCGTCGTAATAAATCTCCAGACTATGCCTTATCTTGGTGGTGGAAAACCCAAAAGCAAAAACAAGATTTATCCACAGAGGCTATTGCCAAAAAAGTAAAAACCTTTAAACAACTTTATGGAAATAATTTGAGGCTCATGTGCCACCCGCCTTTCTCTGCAACTTTCGATGACCTCATTTCCGATTTGGACAATTTAGAATATACTGAAAATTTTATTCCTGACATTATCCTAATTGATTATTTTGATATTACTGCAAAGACAAATGATGATGAAAGAGCGGATGCCAATATAAAGTGGCAAAGAGGTAAAAATCTCGCCGGAGTCAGAAGAGCTTTAGTCATTAATTGCAACCAGAGTAACAGAGATTCAATCGACAGAAAAAATATTGGGCAAAAAAATACTGGTGAAGATATCAGAAAGCTCGCCCATGTAGACGCCTTATTTGTTTTAAATCAATTACCATCGGAAAAGAAAGAAGGGAGGATACGCATTGATACATTAGTTCACAGGCATGATGAGGCGTCAGAAAAAGGGCAGGTAATTGTATTGCAACAATTGAAATTAGGACAGCCGTTCCTTGATAGTGAATGGGAAAGCAAACGGAAACGTAAAAAGAAAGAGGAGGAATAAATGTTTACCATAACAAAGATAATGGAATTTGAAGCGGCCCATTGTTTAACAGGCCATAAAGGAAAATGTAAAAATGTCCACGGGCACAGTTACAAATTAGAAGTGACGGTCGGTTCCGATACATTGGTAGACGGAATGGTTATGGATTTTGGCGATCTGAAAAATATGATGAAATATGTCGTCGATAATTATTTCGATCATACTTTTATAAACGATTGGTTCCCAGGATACCCAACCGCAGAAAATATGGTCTGGTGGATCAAAGAACATTTAATGGGGCAATTAAAAAATTGTAAATTGGTAAGTATCCGTCTTTGGGAAACATCAACATCCTATGCTGAGTGGAGGAAATAAAATCGCCATGAATACATTAAATGTGCACTCAATCTTTCCGAGTATCAATGGTGAAGTCAACGCCTATCACCAAGGCAGTCTTTGTACATTCATCCGGCTTGCGGGTTGCCCGCTCCGATGCTCCTATTGTTTTGGGGTTGTTTCTGGTAGGCACATCCCTAAAGTTATTTTATCTGAAAGACCAAATAAAAAAATATTTGATGTAAAAATAGGAGATAAATTATTAACATTTAATAACAAGAAGGAATTGGTAGAAACAGAAGTAACAAATCTTGTTATAAGAAAGGTTGATTCTTGGTTAAGAATCAAAATTGAGAACCATGAATATTTTGTAACAGAAGAACATCCATTTTTTACAACAAAGGGTTTAAAACAAGCAAAAAACCTACAGGTGGGAGATGAAATTTATCATTCTCATTTTAAGGACAAATTATCTTTTAAAATGAGGGGAAATAAAAACCCTATGACAAATGAAGATGTTAAAAAAAGAGTATTTGAAAATACCGATTATAAAGCAATTGGTAAAAAAGTAAGCACCACCATTAAGAGAAAACAAGCCGAAGGAATTTACATATCGTCTTTTGATTCCCTTTCAAAAAATGCTCAAAAAGAAGTGAGGGAAAAACTTTCTTTATCTAAAATGGGAGATAAAAATCCTAATTGGAAAGGTGGTATAGCTCCTAATTATGAAAAATTAAAACAACAAATAAAAAAAGGGAAAATAAAATTTTGCTCCAAATGTTTAGAACCCAAACCTTTAGATGTCCACCACAAAGATAATGACCATGAAAACGATGCTTCGGAAAATTTAGAAATTTTATGTGAATCTTGCCATTACACTATACATAAAATTGGTTATAATTTTTGGAAAAATAATAATAGGGTTGACGGTAAGAGATTAATAGCGATGAATGGGTTGAAAGTTTTATCTATTAAAAAAATTAATAGAAATAATTTTCCTCCATCTATCAGGCCCAAACCTCTTAAAGTATACAACCTATCCTGCAAACCCTATAATAGTTTTTTGATTGACTATATGTGGGTTCATAATTGTGATACCGTTTATGCCCAAGATTCAACGGCAGGGAGGCAAATGACTGTAGAGGAAATAGTTAGCAAGGTTGTCGAGCATGGAGCGAAAACCCATTGCATCACAATTACGGGTGGGGAGCCATTATTGCAGCAAAATGAGTTGATATTTCTGATAGACCAATTGTGGGGGAAAGGATATAAACAGATATCCATTGAAACAAATGGCACATACAAAGTTATAACTTGGTGGCCAGTCTGTTGGGTGGTGGATTATAAAACCAGTTCCAGCAGAATGATGGAGCACATGTTATTAAGCAATTATAAACAACTCGGAACTCATGACTGCATTAAATTTGTCGTTGCCGATAAAAAGGATTTCAGTGATGCCATTCATCTCATAACCAGTCAAGGCATTACTAAACCCGTTCTGGCCTTTTCACCCGTATTCGTTGATTGTGAACCAATCAATGTTCCTTTACTCCTGCAGTGGATTATGCAGACAGAGGCGCTGGCAAATCTGAAGGTGGTCATGAATATCCAAATCCACAAAATAGTGAATCTGCCATGACAGAAAGAAAACATAAACAGATGAGGGCACTCGTGAATGACAAAGCTATCGGATACGATGATTCATCTGATATGCTGAGGGATATTTTAATGTTTCATTTACCCCATGTCCAATATCAAGACCGTTCGCACGCTGCGGATAATATGAAGGAACAATTATTACAGTTTTCTGAATTTTTAGAACTTGAATACAACGCAACGAAAAAGGCCGGTAGAAACAGAGTAAGAGCACTTATAAAAAAGATTCATAGTTTTACAAAGGTGTTAGATTTTTGCAAATCCAACGGAGCCATACAAATACAGATATATAACCTAGTATTATCACTCGAAAAGTTGGGATTGTTGCATGGATTTGGTATGTCAAATATATGGGGAGACAAATTGAAAGGAGACCCCGAACGAAAAAGTTTGTATGTAGCCCAACAACTTTTTGAAAAATATGATACAATAAAAATAAAGAACAGAAATCAAAGGGAGGTAATTATGGAAGTGAATTTTAAGGATTTAAGAGCGGCGGTAGTTAATCTCAACCAGTCAAAACTTATCAAGAAGTCGATCCCATTGGTGGCCTTGCCAAAAGAAAAGATTTACGAACAGTTTATGGAGGCAATGGAACAGATCGAAGATGATCCCGAAACCAAAAATTTCCCGACTGGTGCAGAGATTGCGTTAGAGTATTTTAACAAAATGGTGGATATCGAAAAAAAGGAGGAAAAACAAGAAATGACGAAGAAGATTGAAGCAGCAAAACCGGAGGCGAAGAAAGCAAAAGCCAATGGCAAGACCAATGGTAAGGTGAAAGCCGATGCCAAGGCTGATACCAAGGCCGATGCCAAAGCAAAGAAACCGGGAAAAGAAACCAAGGTGAAGGAGCCGAAGCCGAAAAAAGAAAAAGTGGCCAAAGAGCAAGTAACGAAAAACAAGTATGGCCACAGAGACGGTTCTCAGGCAGCATTAATTGACACTGCTTTTGAGAAGGGTGGAACGTTTGAGTCCTTTGCCAAAGAACTGAAACTGACCGAAAGCAGAATCAAGAGCCACTATCACCACATGGTTAAAGAAAAAGGAATCAAGTTCGTTGAAAAGGGCGATATCGTCCAGATCAAGAAATCGCAAGGATAATAATCAATGGACCTTAAAAAAACGGAGAAGTTATTTAAGGACGTAATGGAGCAAGGTTTGGGTCTGGATTTATCAGATCCAAACCTTGCTGAGACCCCAAAGCGATTTGCAAAAATGATCGCTACGGAATTCATGTTAAATGCCAAGGTCGATGACAAAGTCTTAAAGAAAATTATTAAGTCATTCCCGAACGACAAAGGATTTGATGAAATCGTATTGCTTGACAATATTCCTTTTGTTTCTCTTTGCAGTCATCACCTTTTGCCGTTCCCTGGCCTTGCATGGTTGCTTTATGTTCCTGACCATAAATTGATGGGTGCATCAAAAGCGTGTAGAATCATTAACTTCTATTCAAAGAAACCACAGCTTCAAGAAAACCTTTCTTTAGAAGTTATTGAGGCCGTGGTCAAACATATCAGGCCAAAAGGTGTTATGTTGGTCATGCGTGCCGTGCATGGATGTATGTCATGCCGTGGTGTCAAAACGGGTATGGGAGCAGGAATGATTACATCGGCTACCAGGGGTTGTTTCAGAACCAACATTGATACCCGTCTTGAGGCGTTGGAGTTAATAAAATTGTCAAGAACATTTGGAGGGTAAAATGTCTACTACTGAAATAATTGTTCGCACACAATTTGAAGGGTTTCATTGCTGGCCGGAAGCACCTGATGATGTGGGCTTTTTAAAGAACCCACATCGTCATATCTTTTGTGTTGAGGCAGCATTTTTTGTATCTCATGAGGAAAGAGAGTTAGAATTTTTCCAAGTCAAAAGGCTCATTGATTTATATTTGGTCGCAAACCCCTTTCCAATGAGATCGTCATGCGAGTCTATGGCAAACAAAATATTGGCTCACTTCATTAACGGTGGATATCCTATCAGGTATGTATCTGTTTTTGAAGATAATGAAAACGGGGTAAAGGTGTATATATGAAAAAAAATCTCTGGTATTTGCCGTTGGAATATCTTGATAAAAGGTATACCCAACTGATGGACAAGCAACTTGACGCCGCATTTGAAGAGGTGGGTATTGATTCCGTTATTAAGGTGGTCGGAGAAGACCTGACAAAAGGAGTTATCCAGACAGGTGCTTTTCTGGATTCCGACGGAACCAATTTTTTCAAGTTCAGTCAGCTACAAAAAATATGTCAGGCATTTCAACAAGGCAAGGTAAAAAATCGCGATGTCTTTTTTGTCAGTGACTTATGGTTCCCTGGCCTGATTGCTATTCCTTACATGGCAATGTTCCATAATATTGATATTAGTATTTGTGGAATTTTCCATGCCGGATCATGGACGACTACCGACTATGTTGCTCAACTTAAAAACTGGGCTCATTATGTGGAGATGGGCTGGTTCAAAATGGTGGATGCGATTTTCGTCGGGTCAGAATTTCACAAATCTGAAATATTAAGATGCAATGTTTCGGATGAACCCAACAAAATTTTCGTTACCGGATTGCCTTTTGATACAAAAGATATTGTCAATGAACATCGGATTGAACTCTGTAAACATAAAGAGGATATCGTTGTTTTCAACAGCCGTCTTGATGATGAAAAGCATCCGGAAGATTTTGATTATGTCGCCGATATAATATCCATGCGTTCACCTAATGTTCAATTTTTAAAAACTATGACCATGGATTTAAGTAAAGATGAATATTTCGATCTTCTGGCAAAGTCGAAAGTAGTCTTTTCCGCTGCCGATCAGGAAAATTTTGGATATGGCGTGCTCGAGGGTATTGCATTAGGCAACGCAATTGTGGTCCCTGATAGGCTTTCCTATTGTGAAATGTATCCGAAGTGTTTCAGATACGATACCATTGATGAGGCTGTTGAATTGGTTTGGAAATATTTAAAAAACCCAGTCAACATGTCTCTTATTGCAGAACAGTATGACAAATCTGCAATAAGAATTGCTAACAAAATACAAGCGTTGTTTTTTTAAAAGAGAGGTTCTTATGAAACAGAAAAAAGAAGTAACTTTGTTTTTGGATTCGGGTGCCCACTCTTTATATATGAAACTCATGTTACAGAATAATACTTTCAATGAAAAGGAGTATGACAAATACTTTAAAAATTACATTGAATTTATTAAAGAGAATGAAGAGGTCATTGATGTCTATGTTAACCTTGATGTTATTAACGACCCAGTCAGGTCAATGAAAAATTACAAATATATGGTTAAGCAAGGATTGAAGCCAATCGGCGTTGTCCATCCGGGAGAAGATCATAAATGGATTGACCAATATATTGACATGGGTTGTGAATATATTGGGTTGGGTGGATTAGGCCAATTCTTTACAAAGCAAAAATATTATCAGTGGGCAGACCCAGCATGGAGTGACCATATTTGTGATCGTGATGGTATGCCTAAAGTAAAAGTTCATGGTTTTGCAATGACTTCTTTGGACCTGATGTGGCGATATCCGTGGTGGAGCGTTGACTCAACATCATGGGTTCAGACCGGAAGATTTGGTGGAGTCTATGTCCCAAAATTTAGGAGAGGCCAATATGTCTATAACGAAAATTCATTAAAAGTAACCATTTCCAACCAATCACCGTCTCAAAAAGACGACGGCCAGCATTTTACCACTTTCAGTCCAATGGAACAAAAACAAATATTGAAATATTTTGACGAAAAAGGTTTTGCTGTAGGCAGATCTGAGTATCGTAAAGAAGATCGAAAGAAATACAAACTGAAAGACGGTGAAAGATGGGTGAACAGTATTGATGCCGAAGCTTGCAGAGACCTGATTGAAAATCTCGGGAAGTATGTCCCACCTGACAAACTTGCCATGAAAGATCTTGTGGAGATCATAATAGAACCGGGATTATCAAACGATTACAGATTGCGTGATGAATTGAACATCATATATTTTCTCGACCTTGAACGCAGTCTGCCCAAATGGCCGTGGCCATTTAAAGTAAAATCCAATAAGGGATTTGACCTGTGAAGATTTACTTTGCTGGGTTATCAGGAATCAGCAACATAAACCGGTTAAGGCAATGGATTAAAGCCGGTATGAAACAAAAATTAATCTCCTATTATGACATATCCACTGAAGATGGTAAAAAGGAATTTCAGGAACTACTGAAAATTAAAAAATGAAAGTATATTTTGCAGGCGTAGTCAGTAAAGAATTGGAAGGGAACTTTATTAAGAAAAAAGCTTCACGGCTCTTTTCCTATATTGATCTAATAGACAATACAAGAGGATATGGGGCAGAAAATCGATTTGAAGAGTTTGGCAAAGCAAAAAAGAAGAGGAAGAAAAAATGAAATACAATGAACTTTGGGAAATGGTATCTAAAATGAGGAGGGCAGAATCAATAATTCATGGTCTTACCCATTGGAGACGAGTCTGTGAAAACGGCCTTATTATGGCCAAAGAAACTGGAGCAAATGTTGAGGTGGTTGAACTCTTCGCTTTGTTTCATGACAGTTGCCGTTTAAATGATGATGGAGATTACAATCATGGGAAAAGGGCCGCTAGATGGGTTGCATCTATGAGGTCTTATTTGCCAAACCTTTCGGACGAATATTTTTTATACCTTTTGGAAGCAATTCGTTATCACACACATGTTATCAATACAGATAATATCCATATTGCAACATGTTGGGATGCCGATCGCTTGGATCTTGGTCGTGTTGGGGTAATACCAAAAGAAGAATTTATGAATACCGACATAGGTCGGGTAATCGCAAAAAGAGGAGGGAAGCGTGCGAATTTTTTTAGCCACGTGGCTTGAAGAAAATCAGGCAGTATCGTTAACAAATCAGGAGGCAAGGTATAGGCTAATGTCTTACTACTTCTTGAGGGAAATCAAAAACGATCCGAATTATATTAAGCGATATGCAAAGACGGGTATAGGTAAAAAATCGTGAGGGTATATTTTGCAGCCGTTGGAATTGATGCAATGGGGTGTATTGACCACATGAAGTCACCCAATCTGTTATTTTCATATTATGATTTGACAGTAGGCCCGACACCATTCAGAAAACAATCGTACAAAATTATCGTAGAGGAGATAAGAAATGAAAATAAAAAAAAGGAGAAAACAAAATGAAAATTAACAAAATGGAATTTTTAAATGCCTTGGAAGCAGTCAAAAGTGGTCTCGCCAAAAAGGATATTGTGGAACAGGCAACGCATTTCATTTTTACTGGCGAATCTATCCTGACCTACAATGATCGGATTTGTGTTGTTTATCCATTTGAAACAGATTTTTCCTGTTCGGTTCCATCAGAAGAACTTTATAAAATCATTTCCAGTACTGATGATGATACTTTGGATGTATCCTTGGTGGATAAAAATATTTCTATCAAGGGGAAGAAAATCAAAGCGTCACTGGCCACAGATACTGGTGACCAAATCTTGGAGCGTGCAAATCTCTTATCCTATAACAAAAGCCTTAAAAAGTCACAGAAGCTTCCAAAAGATTTTGTGGAAGCAATCACGATGTGTATGTTCTCCACATCGAAAGACGCCACACGACCGGCATTGACAGGAGTCCTGATTGATGGTGATTATATTGCATCGACCGACGGGTTCAGGATTAGTGAGTATAAGATGGCCTCCGGAATTGATAATGACGAAATCATTGTACCGGCCACATCAATTGTGGAATTAGTAAAATTTGAACCACTGAAATTTTACATCGAAAAGTCATGGGCATATTTTATCAATAAACAAAACGCCATCTTTTGTTGCATGATTATCATAGACAAGTTTCCTGATTACTCAAAATTTTTAAAAGGATTTGAGAAAGTGGAAATCACACTGCCCAAAAATACCAAACAGATGATTGAAATGGTATCTGTACTGGCAGTTGGTGACTTTGACTTGGAAAAAGAAATCACTGTCAAAATCGAGTCCAATCAGTTATCATGCAAAGGGCAGAACGCAAGAGGGTGGATTACCAATACAGGCAAGATTGAGTATGATGGTGAACCAATAGAATTTATCATCAACCCTTTGTTCCTCATGAAAATTTTGGATCATACTGCATCAATGTTTTTGGGGGACGGGAAAATCCTATTTACAGACCAGCATTTCAAACATATTATATCGTTGGTGGTGAAATGAAAAACAACAAAAAGGTTTATCTTTGTAATTGTGGCTGTGGGCAGCAAATAATTATAAAACCATACCATAAATATTATGGTATTCCTAATTATTTAAAAGGGCATTATTGCAAACTTAATCCTCCTCAAAATGCTAAAGGTAAGATCCCTTGGAATAAAGGGAAAACTGGTATATATTCGGAAGAAACATTACAAAAAATAAGAATCAAAGCAACCGGAAGAAAACAATCTTTAGAAACGATAGAGAAGAAAAAAAATAAAATGATTGGGAGAAAACAATCCGAGACCACTATTGAAAAAAGAAGAAAAACAATTCAACAATTGTGGGATAATATGCCAAAAAAAAGAAGAAAACAAAGAATTGATAAAGCAAAACAATCTCTTCAAATAGCTTCTAAGAAAAATAAGGGAAGAAAGCAATCAGAAGAAACTTGTAAAAAACGGAGCATCTCTGGGAAAGGAAAACACGATCATAATAGAGAACAAAACCCAAATTGGAAAAACGGAGCATCTTTTCTTCCTTATCCTTCAATATGGACAAAGAAATTAAGGCAAAGAATAATAAAAAGGGACAACAACGAATGCCAAAATCCAAATTGTTCAGGTAAAACTAAAATACTCTCTGTTCACCACATAGATTATTTCAAAGACAATTGTTCGGATTTAAATTTAATAACTCTATGTTGTGTTTGCAATAGTAAGGCAAATCATAACCGAAAGTTCTGGGAAAAAACCTATACTACAATAGTGAGATTAAAATATAAAGAAGAAGAAATAAGGGTAGCCGCATGAAAAATAAATATTTTTGTCACCTTCATGTCCATAACGAGTACTCGATATTGGATGGGTTAGGAACTGCAAATCAATACGCGAAAAAAGCAAGGGAAATAGAGTTCAGGTATTTAAGTCTTACAAATCATGGCAACATTGACGGCCTGATCAAATTCCAAAGAGCTTGTAAAGAAAATAATATCAAACCAATACTGGGTTGCGAAGCATATATTGTTCCCAATCTCAATAAAAAAGAGAAGGGTGAAAAAAGAGGTCATGTCACTCTACTCATTAAAAGCCAACAAGGGTTTGAAAATCTCTGCAAGATGTTAAGTATGGCAAATCTTGAAGGGTTTTATCACCGGCCACGAATTGATTATGATTTACTGTATGATAATTGTAAAGGTCTGGTGATTTTATCAGGATGTTCAGAATCCTTTTTGAATCATGAAGGCGGAATTGATTTGTTTTATGACTTACATAAAAAGATCAAAGACGACCTCTATCTTGAACTCATGCCGCATAATTTCAAAAAACAAAAAGAACTCAACAAGATTTTGCTTGACATTAAAAACGAAACCGGCTTAAAAACAGTCGCCACTAATGATTGCCATTATATTGAAAAAGAACATTCTGTAACTCAAGAGGTATTATTGGCAATACAAAGCAAAGCAAAGTGGGACGACCCTAATCGGTGGGAATTTAATGTGACTGGGTTGCACTTAAAAACAGCCGATGAAATGATAGACGCCTTCATTAAACAAGATACGCTTTCGGATAGTCAAATCAATAAGGCCATGATTAATACAATTGAAGTGGCAGAAAAATGTGCAGAATTTGAAATCAAAAAGCAATCCATTTACCTGCCCAAAGTCCCTGGTTATAATCTGAATAATGAAGATGAAATATCAAAATTTTTATACAACAAATGCCATAAACAACTGAAGCGTATAGAACAATTTGCACCCTATGAAGCATACCTCAACCGACTTGATGCCGAGTTCGATTTGATTGAAACAAAAAATTTCATACCCTATTTTATGATTGTATTTGATCTTGTTAAGTGGTGCAGAGAAAATGAAATCATGGTCGGACCGGGCAGAGGATGTTTTACTGGTGATACAAAAGTGTCTCTTCTTAATGGAACTGAAATGTCTTTTAAAGAACTAACAACTAAATATAAAGATAAAAAGTTTGATGTCTATTCTTGTACTAAAGATGGCAAAATCGTTGTTGGTAAAGCAAAAAATCCAAGAATTACAAAAAAAGTAGATAAAATATGTATAGTGAAATTAGATAATAATGAGGAAATTAAATGTACTTTAGATCATAGATTTTTAATGAGGAAAGGAAAATACAAAAGAGCAGATAAATTATTGGTTGGTGATAGTTTGATGCCTTTATATCGTTATTACAATAACAAAGACGGGTATGAAGAATATTTTGATTTAATGGGTAATAGAAGAAAATTAACTCAATACATGCTTTTTGATAAAAAAAGAAAATACATTGTACATCATAAAAATTTTAATAAATTAGATAATTGTCCTGAAAATCTTGAACAAATATTAAAAGGGGAACATACTAAAATACATAATTTTGAAAGAAGAGATGAAATAATTGAAAGGAATAAAACAAAAGAACATAGAGAAAAAGTATCCATTGGCAGAAAAAGATATTTTAAGACAGAAAAAGGCATTCAAGAAAAACAACAAATAAAAAAAAGGATGACAGGACGGATAGTTTCAGAGGAAACCTGTAAAAAAATATCAGCATCTAAAAAAGGAAAACCAGTATGGAATAAAGGCAAAAAATTAATTAACGGGAAATTTTTAAATCATAAAGTGATTTCAATTAAAATTATAAATAAAATATGTAATATGTATGATATTGAGGTAGAAAAATATCATAATTTTGCATTGTCCTCAGGAGTATTTGTTCATAATTCGGTAGGCGGATCTTTGGTTGCTTATTTGTTAAATATTACTGCAGTTGACCCTTTGCGTTATGACCTGTTGTTTTCAAGATTTATCGCTGAAGACAGAAATGATTTGCCTGATATTGACCTTGATTTTGAGGATTCCAAAAGGCACTTTGTCCGTGAACATCTTGAAGAACTTTATGGTAAAAATAACATAGCATCTATTTCTACATTTCTATCCATGAAAGGAAAAGCAGCAATAAGAGATGTCGGCAGGGTCTTTAATGTGCCTCTTAAAGAAGTCGATGAATTTGCCAAATCTATTGTTTATGAAGAAGAAAATAGTATCGAAGAGGCATGTACAAAAACAGAAATCGGCAGAGTTTTTGACAATAAGTACCCCAACGTTTGTGATCATGCAATTATTTTAGAAGGCACTATCCGTGGCAATGGCCAACATGCCGCAGCGGTTGTTATTTCTGCCGATGATTTAAGAAAAGGGACAAAAGGCAATCTGGTTAACCGCAACAATATGATTGTTTCAAACTGGGATATGGAAGATTCCGAATATATGGGCTTAATGAAACTCGATGTCCTTGGTCTAAACACATTATCCATTCTCAACGAGACAAAAAGCCTGATCAAACAAAATCATGGCGTTGAAATTAATTATGAAAAAATCCCTCTAGATGATCAAAATGTCTACCGTGAAATATCGGTAGGCAATAATGTAGGTGTGTTCCAAATCAATACTTGGGTGACCACTAAAATGGCAAAAGAAGTTATGCCTGATTCAATCGAGTTATTGAGTGATGTAATTGCTTTAGTCCGACCGGGGGCGATGGATGCAGGAATGTCAGACCTTTATGTTAAACGCCGAAATGGTAAACCATGGAAAAAGAAACATCCGACGTATGAAAAAATAATGAAATCCACCTACGGAGTTATGATCTATCAGGAACAAGTCATGAACGTAATTCATGAGGTAGCCGGTCTATCATATTCTACAGCAGATAAAATCAGAAAAATCATCGCTAAAAAACAAGATACAAAACTTTTTGTACCCTTCAAAAAGGCTTTTATTGAAGGATGTCTGAAACAAAAGACACTGAATAAAAAAGAGGCAGAAGATTTTTGGGAAGCGTTGCAAGCTCACGGCCATTACAGTTTCAATAAGTCCCACTCAACAGAATATGCCATCATAGGATACTATTGTGCCTATGTTAAATACTATTACCCGACAGAATTTATTTGTGCCAATTTGATACACGGAGCAGAATCGAAAAAAGAAGAGCTGATTGAAGAATCAAAAAGATTAGGGCTAACTTTGATACTACCGAAAGTGGGTATTTCTGATGCCTTCAAATGGATTGCTAAAGATAATAAACTTTATGTTCCTTTTGTGGAAATCAAAGGCATTGGAGAAAAGACAGCGGAAGAATGTACCAAGATCAAAACAAAACAGCAGAAACAAAAAGGATTCTTTGAAACAAAAGATACTAATTCGAGTCCTGAAAAGAAAACAAAAATCGAAAAGATTTTATATACAATTGGTGCATACGGAAATGAACCAGAAGATAATGTCTCTGATTATTTTTCATTTTCTATTTCCAATGTAAAACCACCAAAAAAATATCATGGGTCAATCATGCAACGTTCAATACAACCCAACGAAAGAATTTTATCTTGTGAAAAATGTGAACTGTGTACCGAATGCTCCGCACCAGTTTTACCATCACCGGGCATTTTCAATATTATGATTTGTGGAGAAGCACCGGGCAAAGATGAAGATGATAGAGGTGTCGGGTTTGTAGGGCGATCTGGTAGAGACATTTTATGGCCTGCTATAAAACAGTACGGATTTACAAGAAATGATTTTCATATCACTAATGTATGCAAATGCTATCCAGGGAACATAAAAACACCCACCCAAGAGCATATTACAAAGTGCAAGAAGTGGATTGACGCCGAAATTAAATATTTGAAGCCTGCAATTATCCTTGCCTTTGGGAACACATCGTTAAGAGCATTCAAGCATAAGGAATCAGGCATTATAGACCTATCTGGTAAGATAGAATGGAACGAAACATATCAGACGCACTTTTGTTGGTGCATTCATCCTTCTTCTGTGTTGCATAATCCATCAAACAAAATATTATTTAACGATAGTATCAAAAATTTTATTGATAAAATAAAAGAATTGGGAGGCATTTAATGAAACCATTACATCTCGAGTATCGACCAAGGACATTTGACGAATACATTGGCAACCCAACACTCGTCAAAAATATCAAAAGTGTTTTAAATCGAACGCAAACTTTTATGTTGCATGGAATGAGGGGGTGTGGTAAAACAACGCTTGCCCGTTTGATTGCCAAAGAACTTAAAATTCACGACATGGATATATACGAAATAGATGCAGCAGATAAGACATCTGTTGACGATGCCCGCCATTTAAAGTCCACCGCTTATTTATCACCACTTGCCGGAAAAAATAAAATTTATATCATTGATGAGTGCCACCGGTTATCATCAAATGCAATGGATTCTCTACTCAAGGTTTTTGAAGAACCACCCAAATCATGTTATTTTGTCTTATGTACCACCGATCCAAATAAGGTAACAGAAACTATTAAAAGCCGGTGCAAATCTTATGAGGTAAAACCACTCAACTATGACGCATCGTGTGAACTCATTGATTGGATTTGTGGTGAAGAAAAAATTGATTTATCACAAGCAATCAAAGAACTGATTGTTGATGAATGTAATGGAATCCCAAGAGAAATTGTAGTTGCAATCGACATGCTCAGAGACATTTCTGACATTGAAGAAGCATCTCAATTATTAATGACAGGTAAAACCGATCCAAAAATTATTGACCTTTGCCGTATGCTTCTGAAAAGAGACAAGTGGGTAAATATTGCACCCATTCTCAAGGATATAAAAGAAGAGCCTGAGTCAATTCGATATGCCATACTAGGCTACATGTCATCTGTGTTACTTAATGGCAACAATACTCAGGCTCCTGTTGTTATCAGTTGCTTTGCCGAGTCGTTTATTTATTCAAAAAGAGCAGGTTTAATTTTGGCCTGCTATCAGTCAGTTTTATAGTAAATATGATATAATAATGAAAAGGAGGAAGGAAGAAATATGTCTGATTATAAGGATGATATCAAAATAAATCAGTATCGTTTACATGAGGAAATCATTAACCAACCCGTCCTGTATTTGAAATGGGCAGAAAAAGCAGCACATGCAATGGCAAATAGACTGACCTTGGAGAAACAAAAGAAAGTTATAAGGGCGGAACTCGACAGTCAGTATCGTTTAAAACTCGAAAAAACGAGTGAAAAGATTACTGAAAATCGTCTAGACGCTTCTATACGCACTGATAAAAAATATATAAAAATCAGTGAAGAGTTAATCAATGCCATTGAAGAAGAGGCCGTCATGATGGATGTCAAGTGGGCTTTTCAACAGCGTAAAACATCTCTTGAATTGTTACAGCAAGGAATTATTAATGGCCTTTATGCCGACCCGACTGTTAACACACAGAAGGCTTTAAGAGACAAATTGAATAAAAAGGCGGAATGATGGGTACATATATTTCATACACAATACTTGCTATTTTTGTTTTAATAGCAGGATATATTTTGTTTAGGCTCTTGACTTTTGGTATGTTTAAAAGCTACTTTCAGGCCAAGAGCGAATTTTTAACACTGTTGCATAAAACAAAGAAGGAGAATGGTGATGTCAAAAAATAGTATGAGGGAACAGTTAGCAAAACGTCTCAAAGAAAATCAGGAACGCAGTGAATCATTTGGAGGAGGTTTACTTTTCAAAGATGAGGATGCAAAAAAGGCAATATGGAAATGTAAAGAAGGTAAACACATCATTGACATTTTGCCTTATGAGGCGGGTCGCTTTGACCCCAATGCAAAAAAAGGAGACATGCAGTATGTCTTTGAGTATTATTTCCATGCAAATTTAGGTCTGGATGGAAAGCAACAGGCCATGTGTTTAAATAAAACCTATAATAAGCCGTGCCCAATTTGCGAAGATATTATCCGGATGCAAAAAGATGGAGAGGATGAGGCAATAATCAAAGCACTCATGCCCAAACGTAATCCCAAATCTATTTATAACATCCTTTGTTGGGATAAAGGCGAAGACAAGAAGGGCGTCCAATTGTTTATTGTATCCCATTGGTTCATGGGTAAACATCTTCTTGAACTTGCCAGTGTTCCGATACGAGAAGGTATGGAAAATGAACTCGACCCCATCATTCCTTTTATGGATCCTGATGAAGGTAAATCGGTTTATTTCAGGCGTGAAGGTGAAGGGGCAAATGATACCCGTTTTTATGGACATCAGTTGCTTGATCGGCCTAAAGGTTTCAAAATCAAAAATGATGTCCTTGACCAGTGTTTCTGTATTGATGAAATAATCAAGATACCCACTTATGAAGAAGTGGAAGAAATATACAATACCGTAGCGGGTGAGAAACGCGAAGAACCGACAAGCCGTAAACGGAAGCCTGTCGATGATGACGAACCCACGCCAAGAAGAAGAGCACCTGTCGATGATGACGAACCGGCACCGAGAAGAGGGAAACCTGTTGATGATGTCCCTGATGAACAGTGCGAGTTCGGTCATGTCTTTGGTAAAGATGCAAATAAATTTCCTGACGATTGCGAAGATTGCGACCAATGGAAAGAATGCGTGAAGGCTACAAGAAAAGCAAAAGCCAATGATGAAGAGCCTCCAAGCCGTAAACGTCCACCAGTTGAAGAAGAAGAACCAGCACCAAGAAGAAGAGCCCCTGTTGAAGAAGAAGAACCGGAACCGGCACCAAGGAGACGCAATCGCCAGCCTGAACCAGAAGAAGAACCAACGCCATCAAGACGTAGCCGTCAATCTGAACCGGAAGAAGAAGAACCGGAACCGGCACCAAGGAGACGCAATCGTAGATAACCATCATTTCCCAGCGGTGGCATCCAAATCACCGCTGGGAAATATTTGTGAGAGGATAAAATGAGAAAAAAGGAAGTAGAAGAAATCAAAAGAGATATAAAAAATTCTACCCCAATAGCAAAAGAGAGGGTTGAATTTATCAGTACGGGTTCTACAATGCTAAATCTGGCCTTGTCTCAAAAAGGAATCAATGGTGGATTTGCACGAAATCGAATCATTAATATTGTCGGAGATGGTTCATCAGGGAAAACTCTTATAGCACTTGAAACCGCCCACTGGGTTTTCCGCAATATCAAGAAAATCAAATCAAAAATATTTCCCGCTGTCGATAATATAAAAATTGTATATGTCAACCGTGAACGTGTTATGGACTTCCCAGTTGAAAAAATGTACGGGCAAGATTTCTTTGAGGCCGTTGAGTGGCGTTATGATATTACTACCATTGAAGAGTTCGGCAGATTTTTTGGCCGTCTTGCCCTTGATTATGAAAAAGGAGATTGTATCATAATCATTCTTGATTCTTGGGATTCCATGAACTCCGAAGCTGGTCAGGAACGATTTAAACAAGCAGCGTTAAAAGATACTCCGGCAGATGGAAGTTATAAAACAGAAAAAGCTGCTTATGCCAGTAAAGAATTTTTCAATAATGCTTGTGATTTGATGACCAACAAAGATATCACTTTATTGATTATATCACAGACCAGAAGCAAGATAGGAGTTACATTTGGTGAGAAGCATTACCGGTCTGGAGGAGATGCTTTAAATTTTTATACCCATCAGGTACCATGGCTCGCCGAAGTAGAAAAACTCAAGAAAACCTTCAAAGGTGAAACAAGAGTAAATGGCGTTAGAATGTTAGCAAAGATAAAAAGAAATAAAACTGCTAAACCATTCAGACAAGCAGAATCAGTCATATTATTCGATTATGGAGTCGATAATATTTCGTCCATGATTAACTATTTATGGGGTCCACAGGCCAAAAAAATTACTTTCGACGATTATGAATTTAAAACTAAAGAGGATCTTATACTGTATATTGAGGATGGCGATCTTGAAGAAGAACTATCCAAAATGTGCGAAGACAGGTGGCGAGAAATTGAAGAAGCGATGGTGCCTGAACGAAAGAGGAAGTTTTAATGCACTTGATTATTGATTGTAATGGTCTTGCATACCGTAGTGTTTATGCCATGTCGGAATTGTCTTTTAAGAAACATCCGACTGGCGTGATATATGGCTTTTTAGAGCAAATATATCAGCTCGCCAACAAATTCCAAACCAACCAATTTGTATTTTGTTGGGATTCAAGAAGGTCATATCGACGCCTTGATTGTGATACCTATAAACAAAGACCAATAGATCCAAAGAAAAAAGAAATCATTGATAAAGCTCATCAGCAATTTAAAGAGCTTTATAAAAATGTGCTACCTGATTTAGGATTTCAAAATAACTATCGTCAATCAGGGTATGAGGCCGATGATTTGATTGCATGGTGCACAATGCGATTCCCAGATCACTATATTATTGTTTCAAGAGATAATGACCTCTTGCAATTATTAGTTGAAGACCGTCATTGTTCTGTTTCGACATACGACTATGATAAGGTTTTCACTGCAAAAGATTTTATTACCAAATATGGCATAGAGCCACAACTTTGGGCATGGGTTAAAGGATATGCAGGATGCGCTTCTGATACTGTTGCGGGCATACCTGGGATTGGGAAAGGAACGGCCGTAAAATATCTCAACAATGTTTTAAAAGATGGAGTAGCAAAAAGTAAAATTGAAAGTAAAGAAGGCAAAGAGATATTTAAGAAAACATTTAACCTTGTTGCATTGCCTTACGCTGGTGATGAACCAATTTCAATGAAAGAACCAATAGCGGATGTATTGTTCTCTCTTGACTTTATGGATGTATTTAAAAAATATGGCCTCAATTCATTCTTAATTGATAAGAACTTTGATAAGTGGAAAGAGGCTTTCGGATTGCAAAAAGGAAGACGGTAATGATTAAAAAAATCACGATTGAAAATTTCCGATCGCACAAGAAAACTGAATTGATATTGAGTGAAGGTGTTAATTGCATCGTTGGTTTGCCTGATTCGGGCAAGACAAATATTATTCGGGCAATCAATTGGGTTTTAACTAATCGGCCATTAGGGTTCCGCTTTCATTCCAATTTTACTAAAGATCCGACTTCTGTTGAGATTGAATTTGATGACAAGCAAATAATAGGACTCGTTAAATCCAAAACAAAGTCAGCCTATTTTTATAATGATGTGCCCTTAGAAGCAGTCGGGTCTGATGTGCCAGATACCGTCGCAAACATTGCCAATATAGCCGAGCACAATCTACAAACACAGATGGATAAGCCTTTTTTAATCTGTGAAACGGGTGGTGAAGTTGCAAAGATATTTAACCGTATATCCAATATGGAAAAGCCTGACAAGGTTATTGCAGCCCTAACAACAGAAATCAATTCACTCAATAAGCAGTCAAGAATGCTGTTATTGGAACAGACAGAACTGCAAGATCAACTTGACGCACTTGTTAATATCCCCAAAATGAAAAATGATATTAAAAAAATAGAAGCAGTCAATAAAACTCTTGAAAAATCCATTGAGGATGTCAGATATTTACAAAATCAAATTAATGAAATTCAAGCAGTGCAAAGAACAATCGAAGAAATGGTTGATACTGCAAAGGCAAAGCAGGAACTACAAAAAATTGAAACAAAGAATAACGAAATCAAATCAATTGACAACACTGAATTATCAACACTGATAAAAAATATTGAAGAATCAGAAGATGTGATGAACAGACAATATAATAATCATAACGAGGCACGAAAAGAGTATCAAGAATTCCTAAAAACTATTAAAATTTGCCCATACTGTAATAAGTGCAAAACACCAATTGATAACCATGACCTTAATGTAAAGGAACTCGAAATATGAAAATGATTTTGTTGTCAGACCTTCATCTTATTAATGACAATCCAATTGCAAGACTGGATAATTTAACAGAGGTGCAGTGGGAAAAACTTGACTTCATTTTTTCCTATGCCAGAAAAGAAAATATAAGGCATATTTTACAGGCCGGAGATTTTACCGACACTAAGCGATCATGGGAATTGCTACAAAAGCTCGCCGATTATTTCTCACCATTACGCCAGAAAGTAAAAATATACTGTGTCAAGGGTCAGCATGATAGTTACTATCACGACATGGAAAATCAAAAAACAACAACAGGTGTTTTGATTTCAAGTGGGCTTTTGACTTTGCTTGGTCCAGAACCAAACGTGTTCGTTCGAGATTCTAATAGTTCCATATTAATTTATGGAGCATCTTTTGGTGAAGATGTGCCAAAAGTTGGAAATAAACAAACGTGCAATATATTGGTTATTCATGCACCTATTGGTGTAATGAATACTCCCCATGTTGAGCATGTTGATGCGGTACGGTTTATGAAAAAGAATAAGGATTTTGATTTGATTTTGTGCGGGGACATCCATGAAAAATTTTTAATAGAAGGCGATAAACAAATTATTTGCAATACCGGTCCGCTATTAAGAAAAGAAGCAACGGAATATATAATGTCACATCAACCCTGCTTTTATGTATATGATACAGATAGTCATAAAATCAAAACAGTTAATATTCCTGTCACCGATGGCAAGCAAGTTATGTCTCGAGAACACATAGATCAACGCAAGGAGCGTCAAGATAATTTTGCAGCCTTTGTGGAAAAAGTAAGGGAAAAGTCGTCCGGCAGTTCTATTGATTTTTCAGAAAATCTAAAAATGGTTATGTTTAAAAATAAAACAAGCAAAGATGTCCGTAAGATAATTGATTCGTATATGGCAGAGGAGAGAAAAGACTTATGAACAACGAAACAGTAAGGATAAAGATTGACAGATACAAAAAAGAACTGGATACCATACAAAGAGCCTATGATAAAGAAAAAGGCCGTCATCAGACCCTTGTTGAACAATTGAAAAAAAGATTTGATGTGGGCACTGTTGAAGATGCAAAAAAAATGTTAAAGAAAAAACAAAATGAGCGTGATAAATTGGAAACCGAAATGGAAGAAATGCTCAAAACATATGAAAGTAAATACGTATGATAACACTTAAAGAGGCAAAAGACCTTCTGGCCGAAAAAGAGGCAAAAGAAAAAATACTGCTTGAACAATATGATAAGAATGAGCTCAGACAAAAGATTTTAAAGGAGGATATCAATGACCATATAGAGGCAAGAGATATCGTCGCTGAGGCCTCTAGGCTTACTCAGGAGCAGTTTAAAATCCTTGTTGAGGAATTGGTTACATCGGCGATACAGTCAGTTTTTCCTGATAGGAATTATCAGTTTATTGTGGAATTTATTTTACAAAATAATCGTCCTCAAATTAACCTGATGGTTAAAGATGGAGAAACTGATGAAATTTATATCCCAAAAGATGAACAGGGTGGTGGCCTATTGGATATTATAAGTTTTGCCTTGCGTGTGGTATTGTGGAGCCTGACAAATCCACGGACAAGAAATGTTATTATCATGGATGAACCTTTCAAATGGACAGGAAGCCTAACAGAAGAGGCGGCGGTCATGATGAAAGAAATCAGTAAAAACTTAGGTCTACAAATTATCATGGTCACGCATGATGAACGATTAATGGATGTAGCGGACAGAAGTTGGCTTTGCAGAAAAGGCAAGTCGGGGATATCAACAATTTTTTCATAGGGAGCGAATATGGCAAAGAAAACAAAAGAACCTGAATCAGTAGCGGCCTCAATTGAGGGAAAAATTCAATCAAAACTCGGTTTCATTATTGAAGATGCGAAAAAATTTGATGAAGGAAATAATGCTGCCGGAACCCGAGTAAGAACGGGTCTGCAGGACATTAAAGTTTCCATCAAAAAAGTAAGAGATCTGGTACAGGAGATCAAAACTTCACGCAAGTAATCTACGCATAATAGCCCACTCTGAAAAGGGTGGGCTATTATAAAGAGGGAGATGGAAGTGAAAACTTCTGGTTATTGTAAACTTAAATTATGCAAGAGACGCCATACCTGTAAACGGAAAGAAGACCCGTTCAAAAACAATACTCTCTGTTGGGGTTATAAAAAATATATTAATCAAGATAAACAAGATTATATTAAATATGAGGTTTTATTTTCAGACATCAACATGAATCTCGAGAGGATAGATTCACCACTCGTTAATTATTATTTAAACATAAACAAAAAAATAGAAATTATAAAATTATTTTTCTTTTGCCGTATGGACATTGATGAAATCGCTCGTCAACTCCAGTGTTCAAAACAGTATGTTTATAACCAAATAAAATTATGTAAGAAGGCAATATCAAATTATATTGTGGATGAAAGAGCCAAAAAGAAAGGAAAAGCATCATGATATTCGTAGGAATTGATCCAGGGCAAGAAGGGGCAATAGCACTCATATACAAACATAGCACTCAGATTATCGACATGCCTTTATTACCAGAAAAAGGAATTGACGCAAAAGCTCTTTATAAACTGTTTTGGGACCTCCTAAAAAAGGATGATATTTATGTGATGATTGAAAAGGCTCAATCCATGCCCGGTCAGAGTTCTGTTGCCATGTTCAATTATGGTGGAGGATACCATACTATTCTGGCAGTCTTGAATATTTTGGACGCCCCATTTGAGGAAGTAAGGTCTAATAAGTGGAAAACAGAATTTGGCCTGAGTGGATTAAAGAAAAAGAAGCAAGGCGAGAAAAAAGAAAAAATGACTGCAAAAGAAAAAGGAGTTGCCCAGAAGAAAAGAAAAGAGATGGCCGTAAAGATTGCCATGCAGATGTTCCCTAAAATGAAGAATGAATTCTTTACACCAAAAGGAAGGATGTTGGACGGCAGGGCAGAGGCGCTATTGATAGCGGAGTATTGCAAAAGAAAATACTCAGGGGGCAAAAGATGAATGAAGCAAAATTGGTCTACACCACAGAAGAAAAAATGATGCACAACAATATCCAATTTTACGACCAATCTATTGCTTTAGAGAAACCTTTAGAGTGGAGTATTCAACTGAATCAGCAACCAAAATATTTAATGACATGAAAGGAAAATAGATATGATTAAAAAATTTATTGATTGGATTTCCAGCGATGAAGGATTCAATACCATCAGTTATGCAGGGTGGATTGTTGGAGTCATCGGATTGCTTTATATCATTATTCACATCGCAACTTATTCAAGAGGGGTTTATATCCAATGAGAGTATACCAATTCTGCGGAATAGTAGAGGGATTGAAAAGTAAAGAAAGTGGATACTGTGATGGTGTAATTGGCAGTAGTATGGATTTATCCATCGCAGAAAATTATGAAAAGCTGAAAGAAGATATATGGGAGGGTCTTAAAAAAGAAAACATAGGACTATCCAAAATAACTCCAGAATCAAGGTTATTTTTAATATCATTATCTGTGATAGGAGAAAAATAATATGGCAATGGATACGAAACGCAAACTGGTGATTGTGGGAATCAAAACAATAGGAGAAACATATTGCTCCCCTGACTGTGCTTATTTCCAAATGGTTGAAGGGGAAATTGTAGAGGATAAAAAAATCTACATTTGTCATTGCAGTCTGATTGGAGCATGGACTCCTTTGAAGAAAAATAACATGACCCAGACTTACATCCGGACAAGAGCCTGCAAATTAAAGGAGGTTAAAATAAAACGAAATGCCGTGTAAATATTTGAACTCTGATCTAGCAGTTGTTGTTAGATGTGAATTTACTGATAATCGAGTATGCCAAGAATGGATAGATGAAGATCATCATCTGAACGGACCTTATGTATTTTGTGAGAGGCAAGTAAGAAATTTCAAACCAACTCCAGTTGGGGACGCTGAAGGGAGCAATGATGAGTAAGACAATTCTGGAATGTCCATTGGATCGTAAATGCTTTGATGAGGAGGCAAATAAAAGATGTCTTTGGTTTCTCAATTTTCCGATCAAAGATGCTGAAGGAAAATTCCAAGAGGATTGGAGATGTGCCTTGGTTTGGATTCCTGTTCTGGAAATCGAACTGTTAATGAAATTGGAAACACTCAATAAAAGAGAAGATATGCCTGTTAGTCATTGAGGTGAGGAATGAAAAATTTAAGCGAACTGATGAAATACAAAATCAAGCATCCGACAAGGGGATGGGGTGATTCTCGTGGTGGTTGTTTCAAAGTACAGTCACCCTTGCAGAAGAATCAAGACCTTTTTATTATTGCTTCAATTAGCGAAGGTTGGGATCATGTATCTGTTTCCATGAAAAAGCGAATACCGACATGGATAGAGATGGATTATGTCCGCAGTCTATTCTTCAAAGAGGATGAAGTGGTCATGCAGTTGCATCCGGCACGAAGTCACCATATCAACATCATGGAATTCTGCTTGCATCTTTGGCGACCCCATACCGAAAAAATTCCTTTGCCACCGGAGGTGATGGTGTGATGGCTTGCATTTATCATCGATCTTCATATGCTATGGTCACTTATAGCACTAACGATGGAACTGCTGCTGCCAATTCCACAGAAAGCACATATTATGAAGTGTCTGATACTGCTTATCGTAATTATAATGTTGAGGAACTGCTTCAGGAAATAAAAAAGAAGATAGTCCATCCGTGGATGACATTGCCTCCAAGTGGAAGATTTGAGAAACCGTTGATGATATTTAAGACTCCTGTTTATGATAGAAAACTACTTATCAATGCTTATAAAACATCTGCGAGAAAATAATATGACAGATAAAAATGAAAATATGCTTGAAGTCAAAACAATGTATACCGATATCAGCATTACACAGGAAACATGGTTTTCAGGCAACCTCATAAAGCTGAAAGTTATGTTTTTGCAAGAGGCTGGAGTCAGAGAAGCATTAATAAATCTTGGGTGGACTCCACCACAAAAAGAAAGACCTGCTGGCAGAATCTTTTGTGGAATCTGTGGAAATGAAATTCGGGACATTGCCATAGATTTAATATCAAACATTACCAGAGCAACCTGTTTCACCTGTGAAGAAAAATTGGTTGCTTTAGAAGCACAGGTAAAAGAACTTGAACAACAATTCCGTATTTTAAATGGGGAGGATTGAATGGAAACTGTAAAAGTGATGTCAGTGATTGAAACGAGATTATTAAGGAGAGGAACTGGGATATCGGCAGACCCTATCAGAATTGTCACGCAATACTGGGACATGAACGGCAATCTCATCTTTGAAATTGACCCTGAACGGATTGCTGATCTAGCAGAGAAGAAAAAGCTATATGAAGCAATTCGTAAAAGAGTGAATGCTCTTCGTGAACGATTTAAGACAGACCATCTTAATGTGGAAGGCAGGGATTGTGCCTTAAACATGATAATAAATGATATATGGTCAGATTTATGTAAGATAGTAGGAATTGAACCGTATATTAGTTGAAAGGGAGGACTAATGCTGACAGATAAACATGATCGGTTTTTATTCTGGCTTGAGGGATGCAAATCCTCATTCGCAAATGCAATTCGTTTTTCATGGCAAGTAGGAAAGCCTTACACCGGAGAAATGGGGGTCAATCTGCGAAACAAGAAAAAGGAATTTGAACGATTGAATAATTCTTTTAAGGAGAAATAATCATGGTATCTATTTCCTACAGTCAAGCTTTATACTGTGCTGAGTGTGATGTCATCTATTCAAGCAAACATTCCGGTTGTCCTGTCTGCTGTAATAAAAGTGGTGTCAGCATGAACTGCATCAGGAATAATGTGGTGAAACAATTAGGTGATCTACAGGAACGGAGAGGGGAAGTCCGGTCAAGTAATTATAATCAACTGTCTTTGTTTTAAGGGAAAGTTATGGCAGATATTAATCCGCTTATTGAAAAAATAGATGCACTTAAAGAGCAACATATCTTTTTATTGGGTGTGGTTAAACGGCAACACAATACTATTTTCCTGTATCAAGTATTGTCGGGGGTGCTTTTATTTGGATTGTTAGGGACGGCTATTTTATATTGTTTTAAATAGAAGGTTGATGATGGGAAATTTTAATATTCGATTCATATATGGTTACATATCGCACGATGTAATTTGGATCAGGTTGAAATGGTTTAACTGTGGAGTGGCTTTCAAGAAAACACCTTTGCTGTTTTCAGAGAGAATGAAAATCACAAAATACATTCCACTTCCAAAAGGGTGGAGAATGGTTTATTTAAGAGGTGGCAAATGATTGAGATCGGTTCTAATCTGGCAGATTTGATAAAGAGTGGTTTGGCAATAGCTGGTGTTGTTCTCGTTGTTTATTTTATATTTAAAAATGGTTTATAAGGGGATAGGATTGTAGGTCGATAACCATGATGTGATTCAATTCATAGCAGGTAGTATGGTAATGGTATGTATGGCTACAATCCTATCCTTTTTTGAGGAGAGGTGAAAATGGAATTTCTTTTATTTATACTGATCCTGTTTAGTGTGCTGATTCTTCTGTCAACGATACCGATAATTGACAACTTGAATAGAATTGATCAGAGGTTGGAAAATATACTGAAACGGATGGAAAAATTGTAATGCTAGGATACTATAGAATTTTAGAACATGAATTGGAAAGACGAGTCAAAGAAGATATGAAAGCATACTTTGATTGTCTGGTGTTCCCCGATACTCGTTGTTTCTTTTGTGGTCTATGTGATTGTGCAAGACAAGAAAAAGAAAATTATGAAGAATACAAAAAATGCCAAAGAGATGGTTTCAGGGAGAGTAGAAGATGAAAATATTTTATAGAGATTGCATAGAAGATTTTGTGTTGGAAGCAGTAAATGGTGACAAATTAGAACTGGTGAAGGGCAGGGAATATATCACTTCTCCGATTGAAGATGGAATGGTGACTGTATTCACAAAATATTGGGTTAAAGTTCCTGCCGATCTTTTTGATGGAGAAAGAGAGAAACCAAAACAATCCTTATACAAGAAACCTCCACTTGGTTTAAAGCCAAAATCAATAGCGGACGAGGAAAGACATGATGAGGTTTGTCAGGCTATAATTCGATATATGACTGAAAAGAAACCAATCCCTGATGAATGGTTGAAAGAATATCAGGGCTGGTTTAAAGGAGAATGAAAAATGATTCCGACAAATAGATTGCGATGGATAACGAGAACAGTTCAAGTCCCTACTTATGGGTATGCATCAATTCCTTATGGCGACCCTTTTGCAGGCATATGTGCTCCACCTGTCACAATGCAGGTTTCTGTCCTTCAGCAATGGTGGTCAGGTATAAATAATAATGGAGATGCCATAGGTGAATGGAGAGATATTCCGGTGGAGGTGGAATGATGAAAGTAAGATTTGTGTATTTGTATAAAAGTGGAAGGTATTACGATTCACCAGAGATTGTAAGAATATTTTCCAGTATGGAAAAAGCCTTGAATGCAGTTCCAAAAACCTTCAGAGAAAATACGAGTATCAGCATTAAAGATATGTATTATGCTGAAAACAACAAATCAAAAAAATGGTTAAAGATTACAAGAATGAAACTGGAGTAGTGATGATTAAACATCGGGTGGAAATCTTTGAGGACAATCATTGGAAAATAAAATCACGGCATATGAAAGAAAGTGATGCGGTGTTTAAGGCTTATCGTATTCATCAAAGCAGGAAAATAGATACCAGAGTGGTTTATAAAGGACAAATTGTCGTGGCATATTATGTGGGGAAGGAGAGAAAGTCAACTACCCCTCCCTAACGGAAGGGGCTTGTAGAAGCCCGAGTTGACAAGGGGGCTTGAAAAAGCAGCAGTTGGTATGGTCACGACACCCTGGGGTATTCCGCACGCTTCAGGCTCTGTCGCCGGTGATTAAAAGTCCTGGGAGGTAGGGACGGTGTTGCCGGCACGACAAGCCACTCCAACAACCCCGATGCGGCGCTTACAGTCCTTTGCGGACTGGCCGGTTCTATTTTACCCGGCAAATTACAGAAAGGAGGAAGGACATGGTTTATGTTTTGAACAAGAATGGCCGCCCGCTGATGCCGTGTTCTTCGCGGAAGGCAAGGATGCTCTTATCGGCGGGCAAGGCAACCGTGGCTAAACGGACCCCTTTTGTTATCCGGCTTCTCCACGGAAGCAGCGGGTACGTCCAGCCGGTTACAATGGGCGTGGATAGCGGGTTTACCCATGTGGGGATTTCCGTTGTCACGGGCACGAAAGAGATTTACGCGGCAGATGTGGAACTTCGAAGGGATTTGGTCGATCTGAACAGTGAACGGCGGATGTATCGGCGGAACAGACGCAACCGTAAAACATGGTATCGGCAGCCCCGGTTTGATAACCGAAGGAAGCCTGAAGGCTGTCTTGCCCCTTCCATTCAGCACAAACTGGACAGCCACAAGAAGCTGATCAAGGGGGTAAAGGCAATCCTTCCTATTGACCTGGTGATTATCGAAGTCGCTGCATTTGACATTCAGAAAATCAAAAACCCGGATACAGAAGGCACAGGATACCAGAATGGAGATCAAGCCGGGTTCTGGAATGTTCGGGAATATGTCCTTTACCGGGACGGACACAAGTGTCAGGCTCCAAAGTGCAACGGCAAGGATAAAGTCCTGAATGTTCACCATATCGAAAGCCGCAAAACCGGCGGCAATCGCCCGGATAATCTGATTACGCTTTGCGAGTCCTGTCACGACAGGCACCATAAGGGGATGGTTCGCCTTACCCTTGCACAGAGCAAAGGATTCAAGGCAGAAACCTTCATGTCGATGGTGCGCTGGCGATTGGTTAACGAAACCGGAGCAGATCATACCTACGGATACATCACGAAAACGAACCGGATAGCCCTCGGTTTGGCCAAATCCCATGTAAATGATGCCTATGTGATTGCCGGCGGAACCGTGCAGGAAAGAGTCAGCCCGTTCAGGGTTAAGCAGGTGCGGAAATGCAACCGCAAACTCTTCAAAGGCGACCACAGCCACATCCGGAACACGGCTCCACGGCTCATTAAAGGATTCCAGCGGTACGACAAGGTCAGATTTCAGGGGCAGGAGTGCTTCGTGTTTGGCCGGAGAAGTACCGGGTATTTTGACCTTCGGCTTCTGGACGGCACAAAGATTCATGCTTCCGCCAACGCAAAACACATTAAACGTCTCGAAAGAGGCAATACATTCTTAATCGAAAGGAGGATGGCAGGAACGAAGCAGATTGCGGCCTAAAAGGGCGGCAATTCCTCCCCGACCTTTCGGACGGGGTCTCCTTGCCGAAAAATGATGAAAATTAATAAAGTGACGATTGAAATGTTGAGAATACATCCCGATGATCGCAGAATGGTGTTTACGATTGAGGATGATGAGGGGAGAAAATTGAGTTATACTGAAATGTTATGGGAAAGTGATGCCATTGATGTAATGAAAACCATTTTTAGAAATGCATCACAATTCTTTCATGAGGAATATGATCCAGAAAAAGATAAAAGAGGACGGTTATTATGAAAAAGAAAAGACCGCAAAAGTTAGCAGGAAAAACTTACCGGATAAAAACTGGTTGTGGAAAATTATACATCACTATTAATGATTGTGATGAAAACCCTTATGAATTTTTAGCCACTATGGGGAAAGCCGGAGGATGTGCCACAGCACAACTGGATTGCATCAGTAGGCTGATCTCCTACTCGCTACAGAATGGTGGTCAGATCACCAGCATCATTAAGTTGCTGTCAGGGGTAAGCTGTCATTCGGCAATTGTGGTGGATGAGGAAAAAGTATTGTCCTGTGCGGATGCAATCGCTAAAATTCTGAAACAGTATTTTGAAGAGGAATATAAAAAGGAAAAGTTATGAAATGTCCGTGGTGCAATATCAATGATAGAAATTGTGTGCCAGAAGTTGCTTATAGAAATTGTGAAAACTATGGAAGCAACTTCTATGATATTCTTTGCAGACGTTGTGGCAAACCAGTAACAGTTTATCTGCACAGACAGGTCAAATTGGGATCATTAAATAAAGGGGGAACACAAGGACGATACTTTTGGTTATATGCCACTCAAAAAGAAGGGAGAAATGAAATGATCATCATTCATAATATTTCTAAAGAATGTAGCCTCACAGGTTGGCAACAATATGAAGTCAAGGTTAATGATAAATTGATTTGTACCTTTGACCATAAAGCATCAAATGGGTTAGCCGAATGTTTGAGGGCGGCAGGTGATGCCGTAGAAGATAAAAAGAATATTGATATGGAGGAGAAATGAAAAAGATTAAACTGGACATGGAAAAAGTGGTATTGGTTTACAATGTGCTTTCAAAATTGCGGTCTTACAATGGCATTGATCGGAAGAGGGTGTATTGGTTGGACAGAAATTGGGATTGGTTAAAGCCTCACATCAAGGCATGGTTTGAAAAGGCACAGGAAATCATCAGGCAGTATTCAGTTGATACTCCGCAGAATCCTTTTATACCTTTATCTAAATATCCAGAGTTTAAAAAGGAGCTAATGTCTGTTTTGAGTCCTTTAAAAACACAAGAAGGGGTGTCGGTTGAGATAAGTGGTGTAAGAATGTTAGACTTAGAAGCTGTCAAAGTGATTTTGGAGAAATACGAAACCTATGCTAATTTCAAATCGGGGATTCCTGTCGAGAAAAAAGAGGAGTACCAGAATGCCATAAAGGAAGCAATGGCATCAATGCCAGAAATTGAATATGAATATATGGAAATTGTAGCTGATAGGGTATTTGATCAGGTATTGCAGAATCTGACCGGAGAAGAAATCATGGCAATAGATTTCATGCTTGAAGAACCGTCCACCGTCCATGTGGCACAAGGAACAGTATTGATGTAAGGAGAAGAAAGATGGAACAGAAAAAGAGAAGAGAGGCAATAGAGAATCATGTCAAGCAAACATTGTTTGACATGAGAGAAGGAAGAACGATTGCCGTCAAGCAGATAAGGGAAGAAAATCCAGAAGCAGAATGGTTTGAACCTTATCTGTATATGCATGGGATTGCTGATGAATTGACTGACATCATAATCAAAATTATGGACAAAGAAATGGATTATGATTTGAGGGACAAGACCGTAAGTATTTTATTTGCTACTGTCAAGGGAATCACTACAGGAAAAATGCTGGACGAAATCAGAGCATTGGTGGATGTTGCAAATAAACAAAGAGAACAAATAAAATCTGGACTGATGTTACATTAAACAGAACTGGCATGGGGGAAGAGAGGCGAAACCCCCATGCCAGCCCCAAACCATCCTTGGTGGAGTGCAAGGATGGATAAAACTAGGCAAGTATTTATAGCCTACGACGATTTCTGCTTAGAGATCTCAAAAAAGATATAATATCAGACCTCCACCACTTCCAGAGTTGCATCCTGTTCAAACTTTTCCCCATTGCTCATAATGATTCTGCAGGTGATTTTATAAATCTGTGCCGTGCCACCCCTGACCCACACAAAGACTTTTGCACCTGTGATCTGGGTCTTGGTATCATCGGTGAATGTTTCACTCACCTCAACCCCTTCCGCATCATAAACCAAAATCACCGTGCTTTGAATCGTAGTGAGTGGTGTAATCACTCTTGCAAAATTAAAAGCAACATAGTATTCTTCCCATGTTTGTTTCGTGGAAAATTCCAATAAATCATTTGTTCCTTGCTCATCAACTGGTGTACACATTACTTGCCTCCTTCTCGGCTCAAGGTTTACCTGCCTGATGTTTTCTGATAATGCTTCCCTTGTCATTACTTTGGAAAGAATCTGTTTTACTTTTAGTTGACTTAAAACACTCTTAACTTTTCCCGATATCACCATATCACGGAAGTATTCCGCTACTCCGGTGATCAGGGTTGCTGCAAAATCATCTCTCAAGACAAACAAGTCTTGGACTGTTCTAATATAATTTACAATCCTTTGAAAAGAATCAGTTAAAAGAATGGAATCATTTTTATTTATTGTGCCATTTTTTACAAGGTCATCATTTAAAATGACTTGATCCTGTAGAGCAAAAACAATATTTCTAATAAAGGAATCTGTTATATTGATAGCATCTTGTAAATTGACTTGAACATTTTTATTATCAATGCCATCGGACAGGTTGATAAAATCCTGTTCAGGAATACTGGCATTCTTTACAATAGCATCATAAACATTAAAGGTATCATCTATCGGATGAGCAACATTCTTTGTGATAGAATCTCTGAACACCACTGTATCATGCAAGGTGACCAAAAATCCCATGAACAGATTTATATCATCATGGAAATGAGCGTGATCATCTTTTACAATAGTGATGTTCTTAATAATACCATCTGTAAGGATTATCTGCTCCTGCAAATCCTTGATGGTATTGGTAATGAGAGCATCGGTGATATCAATCGAATCCTGAAGCAGTATGGTGATGTTTTTGACAATTGCATCGGCAACGTCAATTGAATCCACTAACTGAAGCAGAGCATTGAAGTGGAGAGAATCGGATATTTCAATCGTGTCAAATTCCGGTATGGCAATATTTTTTACAATGTCATCGGCAATAATTAAAGCATCCTGTAAATCGGTCAGGATATTCTTTAATGTCGTGTCGGTGATGTTGAGGGAATCTGATTTGTTCAATTGTATGTTTTTTAATAATGAGTCTGTGATATTGATGGAATCTGATTTCGGTATAGATACGTTCTTTACAATATTGTCAGTTAAAATAAAGCTGTCTTCTAAAGAAGGCAACAGGAAATTCTTTGTAATAACATCATTTAATATAACATTTTCTTGTAACACAACTTGAATATTCTTCAGCATCGAATCGGTGATATTAATTTGTTCCTGCAAGTCCTTCAAAATGCTTTTAACAATAACATCTGCCAGAATGATTGAATCCGACTTGACCAATCCAATGTTTTTGATAATACCATCTCCAAGTATAATGGAATCGGATTTATTCAAACCAATATTTTTATTATCAATGGCATCAGTAACAATGATCAAATCATTCTTTACCAATCCGATATTTTTGTTATCAATGGCATCTGCCAGAATGATTGAATCTGATTTATTCAGATTTGGATTATTAGTCATAGAATCAGTTATAATAAATACATCAAATTCTTTTAAAATAAGGGTGATAAGATTACTGATAGTATCGGCAAGTATAACTGAATCAGACTTATCTAACATTATATTTTTTATAATATCATCACCAAGTATGACAGAATCGGATTTATTGATTGAAGGATTGTTGGCAAGAGTATCACCAAGAGCAAGCAGGTCAGATTTATTCAAACCAATATTTTTATTATTAAGAACATCGGCAAAGATAACCGAATCAGACAAGGCAAGATCAGTGATGAAATAAACGGTGCTTCCATATCCTACCCCTGCGGAGTTTACAGCATAAGCACGAATCTGGTATTTCTTTCCTGTAGTCAAACTGGCAATTGCTTCAAGAAAAGCACCCAGACTAAAATCACCATCATCATAAATAATTGTGTCCAGAATTGTCGGGTCACCTGTATCACCTATCTTGTAACAGAATCCTCTGCGAGTGGAATTTTCTCCACCCAGTTCCGTAATTGTTCCATTGGCAGTTACAGAATCATCAGTCAGATTGGCAATGGCATCTGTAGTTAATGCAGGGACATTCCTCATCCACCAGAGATCACCAGTATCAATGTCTTCATCATTGTGAAAAATGAAATCTGCTGAATTATTGTAAATTATATCTGCCAACTTTTATTCCTCTGTGTCCTTTGTATTCCAGTATAAAATTCTGGCCATTTTCTTCTGTGTCTTGATCAGCTCAATTAAAACCGCCTTGGCTTGTGCAAGGTTTGTAGCGGCTTTTGCGTCTGCCAGCATACTATCGAACTTCCCTCCGACAGCAGACCATGAAGGAAGGTTGTCGATGATGGACTGTGTTTTGGCTTTCTGAGCTAAAATTCTGGCGGCGTTATCATCCAGTATTTCCTGAGAGATGGAATTGAGGTCAAGAGAAACTGCCTGCTCCCCGTTCCATTCCAGAAATTCTTGATAGTCTGCGTTGCCTACAGCGAGAGGAATGGAGGCACCGTCTGGAACCCGTTTGATGCTTGAGACTCTTCCATCCTCAAACGAATATATTAATTGGTACATTGTAACCTCCTATAACTCTGAAGTAAATAAAGCGGTCAATGAAACAGCTGCGGAGACTGTCCAGTTGCCATCAGAGTTATAAACATAGACGGCCTTATTTGTTGACAATGGAGCATACAAAGCCGGTGTCCCGTTATTCCCAGTGTTTACAGTAAACGACTGTCCAGACATTGACGGTGTTGCCCGCATCGGGGTTGGAAAGTACAAAGTAGAAGACGTAGCGGCGTTAACATTCAGCGCAACGCCAAGTGTATCGGCTGTTAACTTCCAAGCATATCGCGTACAGAGTCTTTCTTCTTCTTGGTAAGGTCTGTATTCAAATTCAGTTGCAGTTGAACCGAGTTCCAATTGAACGCCTGTAATATAAACAAGATCACCGACAGCGTTTGTCTTGTCATCCGACCAGATAAGCACCGCAATGTTTGTCGTGCTGGCCGTATCAATGGCAATGCCTTCAATTTTAAACGTCTGATAGTCATCTGTTAATTCTGTAAGGGCGGCGGGAACATTCTCAAATGTCCAGTTGGCCACCAAGGTAGGGTTCGTTCCTTCATCTCCCCACGCATTGACAACATCTGATGTTACTGCATCTGCTGTTGAACTCCATGACAAAACAGCGGCACGGAGTTTTGTAGATGTATCGCTTGCTCCCCTTCGTGCCTTAAAAGATAGGGATACCGTTCCACCGATGAAACTTGCGGCATCTTTGGCCTCAAGAATTTGGATAATGCCCCATTTTTTATCTTCTGTTTCAATATCAAAACAGGCGGCACTATATGCACCAACAGGTACGGGTGTTGTTACTTGCGAAACATCTACAATGTCATTGCCATCTGATAATAACGTCCATCTGTCCATCAGGTAAACATCATCCCTATTTGCAGGAATTGTCGCACTCGTAAAACTTGTTCCTCTCTGCCACACAGACATATTCCCATTGATAATAGCATTACGTCTTGGTCGGGTATAAAGCTCGTCATAAACAGTATTTTTACTCGGAGCTACATCAGTCACGCCATCCCATGAAGCTGCATAAGCGGTATCGGAAACAATGGCGAGTAATGCCTTTACCTGCACCACCGACAGAGCATCTACATTCCCACCAGTAATTCTGCCAACAAGTGTCTGCTCGGCTACGGTCAAATTTGTAATTGGAGCAGCACCTCCTGTTGGATTGGCTAAAATAGACTGTGCAAGTGCTGTATTAATAGTATTATAATCAGCAGATGATAAATGGTAATATTCTTCTGGTGAAACATTACCCCCATCAATACTTGCGAGATCATTATGAGCAAATGAAAATCCTTTCAGTATCCATCTACCTGAACCACTATCAGGAGCAATGATAGCAGGAGGACTTTCTGCTTCAGCAGATGCACCATTGAACCAGTAAATGTAAAACACCCCTGCGACATGACCAAAGGCATAATCATCTGTAGCCAATGCTGGCATTCCAGCTTCAGGGTATTTATCCAATGCTCCTGTGCCACCACCTGTCAAAGCAGTAAAACCGTAAATTCGTGTAGTCATCTTTTTTCCCCTAAAGAAAAGTTAGGGGAAATGATTATCCCCTAACTTTCAAAAATCTTATGTTGTGGTTGCAGTTATCGTCCACACAATTTCCAAACTGTCTGGTGCTGCTTTGTTGATGACCGCAAAAGAAGCAGAGCAATACATTTCAGGAGTATCTTCTGTTACAACAGAAAAAATACCAGCTTCGGTAATTGCCCCTGTTCCAACACCTGCTGCAAAAGTACATTTCATTTCTACTGCTGCTGCATCCCTTGTCTTTGCCGATAATGCTGTTCTTGAGCCAGCGATATAGGCACCCAACTTTGTTGCCGCAGGGGAACCTGTGCCAACTTCCATTGCTGTCGGAACGGCAATTGCAGGGGAATCAAGCAACTGATCCATAATTGCTGCCAGACCTGCTGCCGGAACAGTATTATGGATTTCTTCAAACTGTTTGATCTTCCCTTCGGCATCACGCAATGTTAACTGGACATTGTATTCCAAACCCAATTTTTCCGAAACTCCCTTAACCATTCCAAAAGCAATCTTGTCCTCAAACCCTAATTTTTCGTTGATCATTTTATTTCCTCCTCTTAAAAGTTTTAATACGTCACAATAACCCCAGCAACCGCTTCAACCGGATAACGATTCCCTGTTTCACCGTTGCCAATGCTTGCTCTTCCCTCACCAAACACACCAACTTTGATCTTCCCGATACGCAGGAATTTCCAATCTGCACCAATGGTAACTTGTGTCTCTTTATTCGTGCTATATCCAGCCTTCGCATATATTTGCTTTTCATTCGGCAACCCCATAAATTTCTGCGGTTCCTGTTTCATCACCAGATTGCCTACTCCGGTTTTCGTGTTGACCGTGCAAATCACATTTGTTTTTTCAGTATGAGAGGGAGCTACACCGGATGCAATAGCCTGTTCATCCGCATTTTGAACAAACCAATCTGGCATCTTCACCTTCTCCACGAGTTTTATTTTTTCTATCGTTACTATTTTTTCAATCGGCACTTCCACCTTTTTGATTTTCTCCACCTCTTTTATCTTTTCCACTTCAATATATTCCGTCTTACTGACAGGTGGTTTGCTACGTTCCTTATACCACGCATAAACAGCAGACATTAATGCAATAGAAAGAAGTACAATAATCACTCCTGCAATGATTTTAGTCTTCATCGTCCCCTGTCCTCTCTTTCTCCCTTTTGGATTGAGTCATGGAATCCCATTGCCATGACTTGCACCATTCGTAGGATTCATCATACTTCCCACAGGTCAAAAACTCCATGCAGTTGCCACAGCATTGCAAATCTTCTGGATTGACCTTTTCTTTCATCATTTCTTCCTCTTTTTCAAAAGACCAATTCCATATTTAATAACTTTTCTAAATACATCATAACCATCCTGTTCTGGATAGGCAATTTTGTTGGCATTCATCACACAAACAATTACATTTTTAATCATAGAAATATCTTTTTCTTTTAAAGCAATATCCATGCTTTTGACTGCTTCATCTACAAACTGATAGACAGGATCATTTTTGTCTTTATTGTAATTCACAGGCAACAGGTTCATAGCAAACTGCATACACATTGCGTCTTCATCGTCATCCAAAATTTCTATAAGATACCAAAAAGCCCATTGAAGTTGTTCATTACCACCGGATAAAAATTGCCCAAGCGCATAAACAGACCCTTCTAGATTATAAGTTCCTTTGACATTTGATTTTATTTTTTGAAGAGTTGATTTGTTCTTCATTACCCATTCTCTTGCTCCTGTACAAGCCTGTTTTTTCTCCAACCAATCTTCAATAGATGATAGTTCTGGTTTTTCTTTTTTTTCTCTTTCACTTTTTATTTCTTCTTTCATTTTCTCTCCACCTTTGCCAGATAAGGGACTTTCATGTGTTGAGCTACCAATACATATATCTGCTGGCAATGCTCACACCAAAAAGTTTCCCTGTCCGTTATTTTATCTGATATATAATATATCAACTCACCACCACAAAGGATACAATGAAATTCCCTTTTTCTTCTATCTTCTTTTCTCCGATCAATTCTGCTTTTTCTTCGTTCATTACTCATTGTATTGCATCCGCCCGTTTCTTAAAAAATCCTTCCAGAAAATCTGTTCCACCATAAGCACCAGCGATACATCCGAAAATATCCATGTTGCTCATCGGTGCTGTATAGACCAGACTCAACATCATGCCGACCATCCCACCAATTGCCAGCGAAATGAAAAATCGAGCTGTGTTAAAATCTTCTTTCAGCACTTTATTTTTATCATTGTAAATCTTATATAGACCAATTATTGACCTCAATAATTGTCCAAATATTCCAAGTGCGACACATAAGAAAAACAAACTCACGGAAAAATTCTCAATCAATGCTGTTGCAGTTGAAGTCATTTTTCATTCCTCCTATTCCGTATACCCTTGTTGACCTTCTCCACATTTTGCAAACTGTTCAGAAGATAGCTTTTTTGTAATTTTCAATTTTTTAGGCAACGGCAAAAAAATTGTTCCTACAAACACACGCTCTTTGTCCATCACCACCTTACAGGTTTTATTCCTCCCATATTTTTCGCACGCACCTGTCCACCCTGCAAATGAATATCCGGGACATGGTTTGGCAGTCAAGGTAACTTCCGTTCCCATATCATAAGTGTACTGACATTCTGCTCCGTGTGCTGTCTGTTTAATGACGACCACCCCAATCATCAGCAAAACAGCAAGTATAAAAGCAATAATCAGAATCACCCGAAATTTCATTATATTACTTTCAGGTTCTTCGGTTTCATCGGGGGTGTAAAATCGAAAAAACTTTCAATCGCTACGATGTCCGATTCGTTACCTGCCTCATCAAATGTTGATACCCCAAGAAAATAATTCCCTTCACCAATAGGAACTTCTGTCGGCAATTCCACTTCGTAAATCAACTGGTCAGGAACAACCGGAAAAGTGACCTTTGCTGATTCATACGTCAATGGAGAAACTCCGTAATAAATATTAAATCCAGTAACCCCTTCCGTTGTTTCCAGTTCAAAAGAAAATTTCTTTGTTACGAGTTTCATAATAATCCCTCCTTGTTATTTTTTCAGCACCTTAATCCGACTACTGAGAAACTCTCCTTTCTCCCTTGCGTCTTTCTGGCAAAAAGTGATTAAACACATCATCTTTTTTACGTTCCATTTGGACTTTTTTAATCATCTTATCTCCGTGCTTTGCAGCTTGTAAAATGCTTAAAAGCAAAACTCCAATAATCATTCCAGCAGTTAACCCAATAAAGAACCACATCGTACTCTTCCTTTTTCTTTTTCGTGGAGCAGGACTTCATTCCTTTCACGATCCGTCCAACAAGTCTGCCAACTTTTTAAACAGAACCCTCCAGTTTTGTTACCCTGCTCCACTTTATATTGTTCCTTCCCACCAAGAAAAAACGTCACTTGGATTCCATGCCGACTCACTTTTATGATCTGCTATCCTGAATTTTGCTGTCAGCACCGTATCGTAAACATCAAGACTCCCCAAATGAAATTGTGGACTATACCCTAACCCAAATTGGAAATACCATTCTCTCGTGGGTCTAAAACAAAATACAAAATAGGGAATCGGTATAAACCACTTCATTGAAAGAATTATCTGAAAGAACATAAATGCATTGGCATATTTTGTCCAAAATATATTCCATACTCTCAAGTCAAATATTGCCCAATCTTTTATTTTCCAGATCAAGTTTCGTTTATCTCCCAATGGCACATCCCAGTAAGTATTGGAATCAAGTTCATACCCATGCTCTGCTCCCTCTGCCAAATATTCGTTTATCTTTTCTGCTTGATAGTATTTATATCCCAATCGCAGATTGAATAATGAGTAAGGTTTGATGTTTTTAATCACAAAGGGGAAACAATTGTCACGCAAGACCTCTGCCGGATTCCGAACAAAGTCTTCCATGCTTATTGAGTTTCCCCATATATACTTATTCCACCATGCCCAATGCTCATTCAACCACAGAACTGTATTGCAAAACCAATCCTGTTCCCACAAGGGTTTAATGAAACTGCAATAGGCTATAAATGCCGTGAGTAAAACTATAATGGCAATTAATATGTACCACATTATTTTCCTCCTGCCTCAAAGTGCATCCAGTCATAATTTCTTAATCTACCTAATGACAACCATCCGTGTTCTTCAAAGATGTCGATCATCTCTTGATATTCTCTTCTGGCAAACCGTGCTGTTTTCTTTGTTTCATGCAACTGGTTTCTTACAGGGTCAAGGTCTATCGCAGTTCCCCATGAATGCCGTGACCATGAACTTCCACCACGCATCTGCCGATAATTGAAACACCCACCAAATAAATTAATACCCAAAGCATTAATATTTTCTAAACCATAAACATTAAGAATGTTCCAAAAAATATCTTCTACATTTGCCACTTCCAGTTTATGACACCTGACCCTCTTTACAGTTACGGAGGTGTCCCATGCAATGACCAGTGGAAACGGAATATTTGCATAGGCAAGATAAGTGCCTGACTGATTAGGCTTACCATATTTCTCAATCATTTCCTGAGTTGTGTATTGCCTCATTTTATTTCTCCCATTGAAACGTCAAACAAAACACTTAAAATATGATCCTCGCCCTTGATCTGAATAATCTTGCTCGACATGATACAGGGAACTGGATGACCGTCTTTGTGATAAAACAGGATCGGATGATGCAAAAGACACCTGTCCTTTTTCAAGACATCTATTATTTCCTTTCTCTCTTCTTTGTTCACATAGACGTTTAAAACATTTGTTCCGTACAGATCATCTTTTGAATATCCCATGATCCTGGTTGTTGCCTCATTGATCTTAACGATCGTCCCATCTATCTGCGTAATGATCATTGCAATAGGGTTGAGGAAGAACATATCCTGAAAGTTACGTTCATTCTCCTGCTTGATCATATCCCGATAAGTCAATGCTTCGGTCAGTTCCCTTAAAGATAATTCTTTCTTGTCCATAGCAAACCTCAAATGTGCTTAATGATAGCAGCAGCAATGACCGTTGTAATCATCCCAACAATCGCACCCCAGATAGCACCATAAATTCCTGCCTTGGTTTTAATCACTGCAACTTCCACTCGCAAACAGTTGATGGACTCCTGTAGTTCTTTGTAACTTTTATCCACACGAGTATAAATGGATTCCTGCTCTTTGTCTAACCGTTCAATGTCGGTCAAAACCTTTTTTGCCCATTCATTCCATCCGTTTTTAGTTTCATCAGTCATGTTTATCAGCCTTTTTATTTTGGAAAAGGTAATCCAAATCCCTTACAATATTTTTCCACTCATACAAAGTATTGACATACCATTGATACCATGCCCACCACGCATCCATAAGATTCATACTCACCTCATCAGGAATAAAAGCAGTTCCTTTTCTTTCATGGTCATCATTCATTTCGGTCTTTTGTTTGCTGGAACTGGAATTGAAATGGTATTTGCCAGTTCCATATAACACCGAAAATGATCTGGAATTGGTATCCATTTTTTCAAAACAGATTGGTCAGCATCATAAGCACCCATGCCTTTATGTCCACTTCCGATTCCTTCTCTGCCCTTCAATCCCTTCATGCCAACATAAATGTAACGGTCACCAATGGCATCATCAAAAAGATACCCTCTTTTGCCGTTAATCTCCCTGCCTTTCGTCCTGAATTTTGCTTTACCCCAAAGCAATTCATTCTTATTGCCAACTGTAGCCCATATCCGCATATCAATAAAAGGATCACCATTTAACAGATTTTTAAATGTGTCTATAAAACTTGTCCTGAATCCCGTCTGTGCTAAACTTGCATGGTCATAATTCGGATGCACATAATATTTGTAAGTAGGGAGATGATAGTATCTTGACCGACAAATCCCCACCACTTCATACTCCTTCAAATAATTAGACATCGTTGCCAAATATTCCGGTGCATAATATTCATCGTCCTCAAAGAAAATTATGAAATCCCCTGTCACATAAGGCAATGATGCCATCAGGTTAATATTCAATGTGTGCTTCGGGTCATCCGGTCTTGGATTTCTCCGCAACAAAGTCGCATATTTAGGCAGATCATTATATTCTGATTCCAGCATTGCATTTTTTCCATCGTCCACGATCACCCAATTTGCAGGTTGACAAGTCTGTGCATTCATCCACTTTTTCAGAAGCGAAAAACAATCAGGTCTATCTCCAGTTGCAGTAATCACAGTAAAATTATTAAACATAACTTGTGTCCCACTTTCCCTCTATATGAGGAAGACCCATTGCTTCACGCATACGTCCTGTCCTACCGAAGTGTTCTACATCATGCAAAACCCATTCTCCTGCACACGGAACCCAAGAAGCACCACGACCCTTTGTATGTCCAAGTCCAGAAAATTCTTTCAACACTTTATCCGATAAACCTTTTTTGTGAATATCCCACATTGCGGAAATGCATGGAGCACCGTGGTGACAATAGGGTTTATATTTATGATATTCCTTTACCTGCACCAGTTGAAAATAAGGATGCAGATATCGAACTTTTGGATCATTGTTTTTCTCATGCTTTGGGAGTACTCCATAATCGTGACCATCTGGTGCTACGATTTCAGAATATCCAACACCAAATGTATCATCTTCCATCATGTCCAGCATCCCCTGCAATGGTGACTTGACCATCACAATGTCCGTATCAAAGAAAAGGACATAAGGTGTTTCAACATATTTGATCCCCAGATTCATTCCCAGACCATGACCAATATTATGCTCCACAAGGATTGCCGTTATGTTTTCATCAATGGTCGGCAGATATCGAACATAACTTTTGCAATCAGAATCTTTTGGTGAACCGTCCACAATGATAATCTGCATCTCTGGATGAAATTCCCTGATTGACCCGATGGATTTTTTCACCAGATCAACAGAATTCCAGCTAACGGTCACCCCAGTTATAACATCTTCCACTATCATTTCTTACTGATCTTCCTTTCCACCAATTCTTGTTGCCTTTGTATAAATCGGGAACTGACTCAAATCTGGATAGGGCAATTCTAAATCTTCATTCGGAATCAAATCTCCTGTAATAGGGTGATAAAATTGTGGCATCAAATGTATTCCAAGTATAGCGACCTGTGGAGACATATAACAATTCAACCCGATAAAGTCTAAATTGTCTGTATGGTATGAGCATTCTCTCCTACCAGAAAATCTTGCTCGTTTCAACCACAGCATTGCCTGATAATCGTCCGTGATAATTGCTCCACCTTTGCCTAGTTTCAAATGCTTGTATTGTCCTGTAAAAGAAAGACACATCAGAGTATTTGGGATATACATATTGCAAGTGAACCGTAATGCTGAATCCCACACCCTCGTTCCTTCAAGCGGATAAGCACCCTTGAGTGTTGTACCAATCACAGATTTGAATCTAACTTTCCCCCCTGCACGAATAATCTCACATGGAACTGACGGATATGTTCTTGCAGGAATCGTAATTTCTTTTCCTTCTATCTTTTCGTGGCAAAGACAGAGATACAAAGCATTGGAAGCATTATCCACAGCAATGGCATACTTTGCTCCGGTGTATGAAGCAATCATACCCTCAAAATCTTCTGTTACTTTATGCACTCCGTTTGCCATCGTACTCCTCAAGAAACTGTTCTCTCAATTTCAACATATCCTGACTTACATTGTCAATTTTCTTTGCTGGCACTCCTGCATAGATTGACCACGGCAAGGTATCTTTTGTGACCAGAGAATGAGCACCGATTATGCTTCCTTCCCCAAGGGTGACTCCGGGCAAAATGGAAACCCCACACCCGACCAGAACCTGTTTTCGGAAAATCACCTGTGCTTTTCTCAAACGAGGTTTGTACTTTTCTGGAATCTGTGGACAGAACATGGAGTGTCCTGTGAAATCGTCCGACTGTGACCAGATGTTTACATGAGTGGAAATCCCCACAAAGTCCTCAATAATAATTCCACCACCACCGTACAAGTAAGTACCACAGGCAATGTGAACATAGTCACCAATTTTAATCCCTTCACCACCGGACAGCATACAAAAATCATCGATGCGTGTATTGTTGCCAAATTCTATTACATGAGGATTGTAGAACCTTGCCCAATCACTTATCTTGCATCCTTTACCCACTTGTTTAAATTCCATCACACTCTTCCTTTTTATTTATTATGTAACCCACCGTTCAACACAAATCCCTCTTCAGCGTGAACGCAGGTCGTTTTATTGATCAGAAAACTTTTCAGTCCTTTTTCCTGTATCCACTCTTTGCACCTGTCCCACAAATCAGCATCAGATGGTCTTCCCACAGGCAGTTCCTTATAGGTATCACGGAACCGCAAGGGAATTGTTTTTGTATTCATACAGACTGATGACTTGATAATTCCACCTGCCAACGGAAGAAATGGTTGAATCTCATCTTCTGTAATATTTTCAGGGAATACTCTGTTACCATAAATAGATCGGGTGCAAATCCAATCTGCCTGTTCAGCATTGATTAATTTTGCAATCTCCTCAAGATGATTTGGTTCCCAATAATCATCATGGTCAGGGAAACAGAGGTAATTGCATCCTTCTGCTTGAGCAATATCTATTCCAAAACTCACAGCATTCACACCACCTACGCACCACAATGCTTCTGGATTATCAAAATATCTGCTTCGTTCCATTGCGATAGGGAGGTTCTTAAAATAAACCTGATTTGCAGGAAACCACCGCATGGTGTTTACAAATTCCTGATCATCTTCATATTTATCCCCAATGGCATAAACCTTAAAATCCTTAAAGGACTGACTGAAGATAGTCCTCAATAATCTCCGCAGGTAAAAAGGAGTCTTATCGTCCGGTCTTTTGTATGTTGCTATTACAATTCCAATCATTACACTTCCCTCTTTATATCCCACAATCTGTACCCACATTGACGGCATTTTTCCTTGAATAAAGAAAACACTTTTGCAAATGTAAAAATATATCCATCAAGGATAATATTACTGCTATCATTTTCAATAATATATTTTTGAAAAAAGAAATCCATAAACTCTTTAAAACATTTCTCTTCAATAATAGCAGACAGTATATGAATATTATAAATCGCATTATCCCCATACTCATTCAGAAACTGCAAAATGCTTTCAATAGCTGACTCCCGATCTATCATTGCCATATCCATTGACAGGTAATAAAATTCATCATGGAGCATCAAGTTCGCCAGAGTTGATTTCCCTGATCCTCCTGCCCCACGAATCAGAAGGATCGTTTTTTCATATGTTCCTTCAAGCACCCTCATACAAAGAGCAGGATCAATATTACAATTTTTTAAGAACATAAAACTGCCTTTCATAAACTGACCCATTTTGTTTTGTGGAAACATATTTGTCCACAATCTTAAAAATTCCCTTTGTCCATTGCTTGACCATCGCAGGATTCGGGTAAAAATAACATTTGCCATCAGCAGGTCTTGGAGGACTGAATATTTTAGCTTCTCCCTGATCTGGACTCTCTTCAATTTCCACCAGCAGTATTCCATCTTTACTCAAAAGCTCATAACATTTGTCTATGAACAATTGCTGTTGTTCATAGAAATAATGGAATGTGGAAAAGCAATAAATCAGATCAAACGCCTTATTCAGAGGAAACTTATACTGAAAAAAATCTCCCACATGAAAGTCCAATTTAGTGGACTGAAAACATTCCTCATTGATTCGTCTCGCAATATCAATGAATGGTCTATGAGAATCAATTCCCATAATCCAGTTCGGATTCTTTCCCAGAAGCTTGAACATGAAATAACCTGCATTGCATCCGACATCCAGAATGTTTTTATTTTCCAAATCAAATGTAGTCAGTCTGGACAAATCATATTTCTCCGCACTATTGCTGGCTTTCAGTTCTTCATTCAGAAAGTCAAACGTCTGGTAAAAACTTTGTGCCATAAATGGCTTTAACTTTTCCGGTATCATATCTTTATCCATTCTTCATCACACTTCCCTAAGAATTTTGCCGTCCACCCACTCATCGATCTGACCTTATCTTCTAATTCTGCTTTATGCTTCACCCATCCTTTTTGGAAAGAAGTGTATGAGTAATTCTGCTCGTTCACTCCTTCCAATGGACATCCACACAAAACAATCTTTTTATACCCTGAATAAATTGCTGCCTGTGTTCCTAATAATGCACTTGAACCGGAAGGATGTTCATAACGAAATAACAAATCAACAGGTTTATCTTTTTCATTCACATGGCAGACAATTTTATAATCCGTATTTTGTCCTGCCAATTTTCTCTTTGCCTTATACACTGGAATATCGGCAGGGTGATATGTGGCAAAGAAATCAATATGACCTGCATACTCACAATCCTTCCCTATTACCATAATGTCCATTTTGTCCTTACTGATAAAACTCTGGAGAGAAAAAAAATCCATTGCCCAGCAAGGAGCACGACCTATGATGGCAATCACATCGTTCATTCTTTGTTTCCTTCAAGTTCAATCGGAGGCACATAGGTTTTCAATTCCGGTCTTGTACCGATTCTTTCAAAAGTTTTAAAAACCTCTCTAACTGTTTCCCTTGCTTCTGCGCTTGCATTCCGCATTTCCTCATTGGATTTCTGCACCCCTGCCAGACGAGGATAAACGTCTTCAAGCAACATCAGAAGGCTTCGCTTGTTAGAACAATCTTTGACTATTTTTGCAGTTTCGACTTTTCCACCAATAGGTGTCGGAGTGAACATCATCTCGACATAGAAGGGGCAGTTCTGAAAATCAAGACTCTCAGATTTTTCTCCACTCAAATCCTTGATCAATAAATAAAACCAGCATTCTTTTCCTTTACAGGTACTCTCCACTTTTTTATCCTCCCTTTATTTTATATTTTAAGCATCTCTTTTACAAATAATCCCCACGTTTGCTACTGGTCTCCAAGTATTCGGTGTTGCACTCGCTCCAGTATCTGTCGTTCCACTTGCCCCTGTATTTGCTGCACCACCAGAACCAGTTGTCCCTGCTAAGCTTCTATCTGCTGCACCAGTGTTCCCATGATTATGCGCTTTTCCCCCACCAACACTACCAGTTCTAGCAGCATTCAAATCTGCAAACCAAACTGCCGTACCTGAAGCAACATTAATAGTACTTCCTACTATCCCACCTGTTCCCTGACCACCCCAAGCTTGAAGTCCAGAATGGAGATGACTAGGCATTTCAGAAATAGTTAATGTGTGATTCCCAGTCGTATGAAGGTGATCAACTCCAGTAAAACTGTGAGTGTGAGTGCCTACCGTATGGGTGTGACTTCCTCCTGTATGGGTGTGACTTGGTTGTGTCCATGTTCCTGCCTGACTTCCACCTGCCACAGCATACGTTCCTGATCCTGCTTTTACTGCAAGGACGGCATCCGCAGCAGCAGTAGCATCGATTGTCCATCCTGTTGGTGCAGTATTTTGCCAAAACCAGACCTTTGTTGCTGTCGGCAATTCCCTATCTAGTCGTGGATCATTTCCTTGACAAACTGTTCCTGCACTTGAACCGAATTGAGCATCAGTGAGAATGTGGGACAAAGAGGTGATGAGGTCGGCAAAAACAGCATCCGACATTTCAAACCCTTTGCCTTTCATCATCTCTCCCATTGCTGCTGCCATGATTGAGCATTGGTAAAAAAGTTTATTTGCCAATTTGGAAGGAAATAATCCAGAAACAGCCCCACCTACTCGTTGTGTTTCCAGAACATATTCAGAATCATTGTCCTGATTAACTTTCCCAGCATTCCACTGAAGGAAATTATTTGATGCCATTGTGTTACCTCCTTTTATTTATACCCAGTTTCCTGCAAGAACCCCATCATCCCATGCTGCAATATAATTATCCTGTCTATCAAACCCAAAGAACGGAGTTGTTCCATAATAATAATTAATCAAGACCCCTTGTGGTCTTGGAATGATATAATCATTCTGAATCAGATCAACAAGAGTCACATCTATTGCTCCAATGATCCATACATCAATGGTCATATCCTGATTGTCCACAACCGTAATTGTGCCACCAACAAATAAATCCTGCCACTTATCCTGCAATGATTGTGCTTTGCCATCCCAAATATTGAAGTAAACCTTGCTCTTCAAAAGAATACGGTAATGGTCATCACTCAACACTTCATTTCTTGCATCCACCGGAGGACTTGCAAATGGTTCTGCTTTGAAATGAACATATCGTGACTGCCCAAGAATCACACCAAGGACATCCAATTGATCACCAATACACGCTTCAAAATTAAAGAAATCAAAATCAACCTCTTCCCTGACCGTCCATGCATTTTCTATATAACTGGTAGCATCTGGAGTGATGATTTGATTAAAAGAAAAATAACACATCAGGCTATTTGCCAATCTGCGAATGTCCATCACCATTTCCAAATAGGTTCTTATCCAATGCAAATACTTTGGGGAATTTTGATACTGACTTGTAATCAGATCAAGATAGGATTGAACATCAGGGTCATAAACGTATCGGTCAGCAGTCTGCACAACAATCAAAGGATTGTGAATTGTTATGTCGGAAGAATAAACCGGACTGCCATAATCAACATAAACCGTTCCTGTTCCAACACCTGATGGAAGAAACAATCCTTTTGTGGTTGTATCAAATATTCCAATGGCAGGAGAACCACTTACCGACCAATCAGCAAGATCAGTGATGTCTTCCACCGACCCATCATCATAGGTTGCCAATGCCTGATACTGCTGGGATGTCCCCAAAAAGAGAATTGCACCATCAGGAATTATTTCAATCGAAACTATATCTGCCATAATTTACACCAATGTAATTGTAATATTGTCAATATCCCCTAAAACAACTTCTTTGTAACCTGCCACGATATCCGCAGCACTCAAAGGTGGACTTGACGGATCGGTTCCCATCAAAACTGCCGTTACTGAAAATGTCGGTTTTGCTTTGTTAGTGTTCACATCAACTGCTGCACAAATCACAGAGGACAAATAAAGGTCTTCGCTGATTTCCAATGTGTTGATGTAATCAGCAACTGCTTCTTTGATATCATCTTCGTCACCAGTTCCCCATCCTGACAGCATCTTGACGGTCATCTCAATATACACATTGACATAATCAGGACGATAAAAACGGATTGGTGTTATTTCACCAGAATCAGGGTCAGTAATATTCGTGACCACATCTCCATCTGTATAACACCCTAATCCACGATTGTAATAAATAGCATCTGCAATATCTGCAATATCTCCACCTTCAACAATTGCGGTAATGGAATGCTCCGGTGATCCTTCAAATGGAACTCCGGGGAATCCATAGGTGGTGGAGTTGGTCGGATTCTCATATACCTTGTATCGTGTCACTCCCAATAAACCTGCAATCGCTGCCACAGTTCCAGCCAGCATTGTTTGAGAAGGAAGTGCCACACTCACTCGTTGTCGTTCCCTTAACTCGGAATCGGTTTCAACTGGTTGTCCTGCTATTGCTTGTGTTGCATTAGAAACACTTGTCCATCCTGCTGTCGGGGTGCTGATGGTATTTATATCTCCTGCCAACGCTGTTATTGCCCCGATAGTCTGGCAAGTTGCAGTTACTGTCAAAGCATAATATTCTCCAACTGGAGAACCTGCTGCCTGTAACTGGAGAGGAGTTGGGAGATTCCAAAGATAACCAGAAACATCCTGAACCACACCATTGATAATATTTGCAGCAGACGTTCCGATCAAGGTCACATCACAGGTTGAATAAGTTGCTGGTGATCTTTCAATACCATTCAACTGAACAAGATTGGAAAGACCGACTCCGATTGCCGTTGATGGACTTGTCTGATTATATGCCAGTTGAATCGCTTGCATGACATCATAGAGTGCCAATGTTTCCACGGCAATCAATTGATAGTCAGCAGAATCATTTCCAAGATAAATGTCCTGACCAAAAATGCTTCTGGCATCATTCAATCTTTTTTCCAACATATCATTAAATGTCGGAAGGTGGAGTCCGCTAGAATCAAGGTAGGGAGAAAAGTATGTCATGGTTAACCTCTCTGATCTGCATTAGTGATATATAATTTTCCAAAAATGGTATCAACAACGCATGTGTATTGATATGCCCTTGTTGTTTCATCATACGTGGACGAAACTTCACTCACTGCCGTTACACCATATTGATTGTCAGGTGTGAGCAATCCTTTTATTCTATTCGTTATGATTTCATCCACTATACCTTTATTTTTTATTCTCTGGCCAAGAATCTGCTGCCATAAAGGAAGGCCATCTTTAATATCCAGAAACCATTCTCCAAGATACAACATCAATCTTGTCTTAATGGCTTGAGCAATGGCAACTGGATTTTCAATTGTGTCTTCCAAATAATCTCCTTGCCCTCTGCCAAAGCAATAATCATGTGAGCTATCGAGCCTACGGTACTTCATAACTTCTCCTTATGCTACAGGTCCTGAATTACCAATGCCTGTTTGAACATTCGTATGAACGTGTTGTAAAAAATCCTTACCATCAATTTGCGCATTACCACCAGCAATGTTCACCATAGTTGAGCCTGTCAAGGTGATATTACCTCCAGTCACTGCTACCGTAGGAGAATTGACATTGGTTGTTGTGGCATTCACATTTACTGTCGGGGCTTTCACTTCAACTTCTGAACCAGCTTCAATGGTGATCTTGGTCGGTGTCTTAATATTGATATCACTGTCTCTGATCTCAATATAGGAATCATCATTCAGGTTTCTTAAAAAAGCGGAATCAGTTGAATAAGAAGATATAACTTTCGGTTGACTCCACGGACCGATAATGGCAAATCCATCACTCAAATCATGCCTGCGATTATCCATTTGAGTATTCTTCGTACCGCCGGATTGATACCAACTATCAATGCACATATCAGCAAAGATCACCAGACATTCATCACCAACGGTCACAGGCATCGTCAATACAAAGTTCCCTGCTCTTGGCATATAGATCGGAACATCTCTCAATTCGGGGATATCCATATCTTGAAATGGCTTACCATGAAAACTCTTCCTTTCTCTAATAGCAAGTTGGACAGAAACAGTTTGCTTTGCAGAATCAAAAGCAGTCACAACTCCGGGGCAAGCCACACGAATTTTATTACTCATCTTTTCCATTTTACGGTCGATGTTTTCAACAGAATCATCTAATCTCAAATTAATAGGTAACGGGGCTATCGGCATCTATTTTCTCCTGATCAGGGTGTTGTATCTTGTTGAGTAATAAATTGTGATGGGAGCAATCCGTCCATAGACTGATTTGCCCCAATCACATTTGAGTACCATTCATTTCCCCTTGTGTCTCCAACATGAGTCACTCCAATTACTCTATACATCCAGTCTTCATCTAATCTTGAAAACCCTTTTTGCCCCCATTGAAGCGCAGCTTGTCTAATAATTGTATTATCCAGCTTAACAAGCATAGGTGGTTTAAATACTCTGATGTTCGGATTCAATAGACATGTAAAAGTAACACCATCCTGTGTTTGTTGTGGGGTGCCAATTAGTCCACCCTTTCCCGGAGAAATAACTATGGCATTGTTTTCAGCACCTTCAGGAAGAGCATCCTGTAGTCTGCTTATAACAATGTCCTTGTCATTAACAGAGGGCAATGTTCCGCCTTGCTGTGCGTATTGCCGTATGTAATCCATTGGCGGACCAAAGAATACTTTTGACCGTGGTAATTGATTATTTGGCATACCTTCTGAAATATCACTATCCTTTAAATTAATTGGTGTGATTGACTTTCCGGCCATACCCAAAACCATATTTTTCTGATACTGTAAAGCTTCGCTTTGTGTTGCCACCCAATTATCCGTTATCCAATCCAAACAATCAACACATCGAAATGTGACCTTTGTTGTAACATTGTCTTCTCTTTCCCACATTGGTTGGAATATTGGTGAATCATAAATCAACCCGTAATTGCCATTGACATAACCTGCTTCCACACGCACACGCATCCCATTTTTGATTAAGAGATTTTGTGTTTCCAAATTCAAATTATACACTTCAATGGTTGATAAATTAACGGCAGTATATCCATATTTCTGTATGTTGAACTTCACTCTTAAAGACTTATCTTCATTAGAGCTGTCAGATAAAATATGAGCCGTAAACCTGTTATCATCATCATTGGTTGCAGAAACATCTTCTGATAATGGGACTAATACACTTACTTTCCATCTTCGCCCATACAACGTATCAGTATATTTTGGAGTCTTCAATAATTCTGTATCGTTCATTGATTATCCCCCAATGCCAATTTAAACTCTGTCCCAAGGTTTGTTTCGTTAGGATAATCTGTTGGCGGTATTGTTTTTGTCGATATTAAAAATAATTCCCCTATCTTTAAATAACCGAATGCTCTTAAAATATTTAAACTGTTTGTATATTGTTTTCCTGCAACCAGTGGAAGGGAATCCAATACACACAATCCTGTAACCACATCCGTTATTGTTATTACCCAGTATCCAGCGGTCATGTTCCATCTAACATTGAATTTGAGGGAGGAATTCTCTCCATTTATCTGAAGAGTTATTTGAAACACTTGATTATGATTGCTAGTTACCGGAATTATTTGAAACATAAAATTTTCCTCTTCTTAATAAGACCTTGTTGCCCCACTTCCAATACTCCCCGTTCTGGCAGTAGCACCTGTAAAGATACCATCAGGGTCTGTATCAGGATACGCTTTTTCATATAAAACACTTCCTTCTTCTTTTACAGGGGCATTTGTTTTCACTTCATCTTTTGCAGCAGCATAATTTTTATCTGACTTAACAGTTTCCGTTGAAACTTTTGCCATTATTATTTGTCGCAACATTACCGTACAACGCATACTAGATGCGGACTTATAATCATTCGTTACTGACATTGATTCAATCAACATATCTTCATAAAAATGCAATCTTGTATTAACAGATAAGGGTTGTCTTTTCTCCTTTAACTTTCTCAATTGCTGGTATGCAGAAATAGACTTTGTTGACATTTCAGAAAATTGATTCATGACAACACAATCCATGCTATCAGAAACCAATATCTCAATTGTTAATTTATCCGGAAGATTATAAGCATGATCACTGATATTCGCTCCACCTTGAACTGGATGTTCAGTAATTCTGACAGAACCTGTATGCCCCTCTCTTATAAAGGCATCAAAGAAATACCCATACTCAATTTGCTCCGTTTCTTTCGTTTGCATTTCAGAAATGTTAGGCATCATTTTCATAAACACTGCACTTTTTGCTTCTGATGCAAAATGACTTCCCCATCCAACTGGGTGGTAAGAATCACCAATAAATTTTGAAACCAAAGCAGAAGGGGACAGATTGGTGATAGCAACATTCCATGTATTTTTGGCCACTAAAAAGGCTGGCTTAAATGATTCTAACATTTGATTCCCCTATCCTTGTCTTCTCTTTATTCCTTTTTCCTGTTCTCTTGCAACCAGCATTTTTTTATTTTCTATTGCTGCCAACCTTGCCAATTCAGCCGGATCATTTGTTTGTGCATTAATAACAGAGGTCACATTGTAAACAGGCGCAGTGGCAGCAGCACCTTCTGTACTAATTGGCATTGCCCCCGGAGGAGGTGAATTTTGTAACGATGCAAATTCAGGACCAGATTGTTTTGTTTTAGCAAAAGTTGGAGGCCGTACAGGTTCCCTTTTCAAGGATTGAAATATTGGAGCCAAATCTGCGGTTGTTGTTGGTGCCCGTTGTCCCCTATATGACCCACCAGAAGCACCATATTTAGTAACTGAAGCCCACTGACCAGATACTATATTATGATACTCTGCTGCACTCATCCTACCTGTTTTAAATTTCTTGGTAGCATCCTTAATTAAAGCTAGTGCCAAACGATCTTGCATTTCTGGGGAAAATACTTCATTTTCAGAAATGCCTTCCTGTTTCAAAAGACCTTGTTGTCCCTTTTTACCAAACAGAGTATCTCTTACAAATTGATATTTCCCAGCAGCACTTGAGGAGTCTTTCCCCAGACCCAAACTACGCTGCTTTGCAAGCATTTTATTTTGATGTTCTTTTAATTCTCTAAAAGTCATTTCAGAAACTGGTTTTTCTTCTTTGGCATATCTTCCATAACCTAAAGTAACATCATACCCCGTAGCATATCCGTGCTTTCTCGCTTCCTCTTCAGAAGTACCTTCCCCTTTTGATATTTGAGTCAAAAACTTCTTTTCGGATTGTGTAAGACCTGAATGGGCTGGAGCAGATACCGCAGAACTGGAAGTGTCCCTGCCACGTTTTGCTGTTTCCCCTTTAGCCTCCACAGGCGTTTCGTCCTTTCCAATTACTTCTGGAGCAACTCTTCCATGTTTTACCGCTTCTTTATAAGCCGTATCTATTTCCTTTTGAGAAGGGGTTCTTCCTTTTTCAACTACCTGTATCGTTTTAATATATTGCTTTTCCCACTTTACTTTCTCTTTTCCTTCTCTCAAAGCGGGTGCGTTTTCTCTTTCCGCTGCTTCAGTCAATTTTTCTTTGGCATCAAATAATCCTTCCTTAATTTCTTTAAGTCTTGCCTTACTGAACATCTTTGTGTGCTGGAACCACGACATGCCACTTGGATGTGCTTTACCCGAAAAGAAATGATACATATGATCTAATGCAATTACAATATTACCCAAATAAAAATGGACTGATGCAACCACAGCACGTAAAGTTGCCCAAAGTGCAATCAATTGAGGAAGAGATTTCTTCCCTTCTTTAAAGTGCATATAGTCATCTATGAGCAACAGGGCTGCGCCAATTGCGGCCAACCCAAGCAACCAAGGAGAACCAATCAAGAAAAGAGGAATGAGAGTGACTGCTAAAACAGCACCCATTTTTTGGATACCATCTAGTTTGTCCCAAAGTTCTTTTAATTTGTCTATTCCGGGTTGAATAAACTCCCACAATTGCATAATTGCTTTACCTGCACTTTTTGTAACTTTAATAAAAGGTTGTAGCCATTCTGCAAGTTTCCTTCCGTATTCTGGAACCTTTTTTATAAAATCATCGACCCATGAACTCAATTGGGTTCTAAAATCAAACATCTCCCCTTTATTGATTCGCACCAAATTATACGCCATATGTTCTAGGGCTTGTGTTGATGCCAACTTTAATCTGTCAAATTGGAAGCCAATATCTCTAACACCCTTGAACATCTCTGCCGATTCTTTTGGAAGCTTCAGTTGATTGACTTGTTGAACCAAGTCAACATATCTGTCCTTTAACTCTTTATTCCATGCAATATCTTCTAGGGATTTACCTAATGTGTCAGTTGCCTGTTTAAACGCTTTGGCTGCATCAGTGGACATAAACATCCGCTGACCAAGTAATTGGTATTGCATATCGGCGTCTGCAATTGCCTTTACTGTTTTGACAATTGCAGCGTCAATCATGGCTAAAGCACCGACAGCAAGTCCGGCACCTTTTACCATTTGCAATCCCATAGAGGAGGCATTCTTTCCCATTGCCTTCTCAAGATCGCCCAACAACTGCTTCATTTTATCAAAGGCAGCGGTGTCAACCTGCACACCTAATTTTATAAGATAGCTTTTAAAAACTTCGGCATCCATTAAATTATCCCTAAACTTTTATTTGCTTCCTGCCATTCCCTATGGCGTCTTTCATTCTCTGCCTTTACATCTGCGATTTCATGCCAATCTAATAAATCTTTGAATGTATATGTACCATCCCACACTTCATGTTGTTTCCAATCTCCAGCAAATACAGGCGCATACGCAAACGGATCTATTCCTTCGCATTGAACAAGTTCGTACCCGAGAACGTTTTGGTTAGGTCGTTCAATGCGCCTTCTTGAAAAAAATCGGAAATGTTAAAAATCAATGTATGAATTGTTAAAGCTAGAATTGTGGTCACATCATCTTCCACATTACCAACCCCCCATCTTCCATCAGAAAGCATAACTGGGATAGGGGCAACGGATTCTCCTACTTGTTGCAATTCAGAACAGATTTTCAAGCAGTCTGCTTGAACATCAAAGAATGTTTTCTTATCCATCAATGATCTTCCTTTACCTAATGCCCCAAGACCAACTTGCTCATCTAATCCCATCGGTAACATCTGCATTAAGACAAGCATCGTGATATAACTGCCTGTCATTGCATCAAACCGGCCAACTCTCCACCTGCGTCCACTCAATTCTACATCCTTAAATGCTTCTCTCTTTTTAACTACCATGATCCTTTTCTCCTTTTTCTTTTATTTTATGAAACATTGGAATCAATAAACGCTGCCCACAATGTCCATGTGACCTGTGCTCCTGTTGCAGCATAGGCTTTATCAGGATGTTTCCCAAAAGAAATTCCAGTGATAATATGAGAAGTACCATCGGACGTATTTCTCAACGTTGCAGACATTTGCGCCCATTCAGATGTTGGTAAATCAAACAACTTGTTTAAGGACTTCAACAACCATTTGTGCAAAGCACTTGTCTGCTGGCAGGCGATAGTGAGTGTTCCTTGTTTACCTGCCAGTTTACTTACCATTACAACACCATCTGCCGCTAAATCATGTGCTGATTTATCCGTGGCATAAGCGACCGTTACACTTCCTACTCCCTGCCCAGTAAATATGTAATTACCCAACTGAGCATGGGACAAAGCACCAGTCAAATCTAAAAAACTGTATGTAGTATGTTCCATTTTCTTCCTCCTCGTTTTTATTTTCTATTATTAACTGCCCAATATTCTTCTTGCAATTGATGATAATTGTCCTGCTCCAGTCGGATGAGGCGGAAATACCAGCATAGCAGCATACGGCAAACTCCAAATAACATGTTCGCCTACCCCCGCATAATTAGTTTCAGGGATATTTGAAAACGATACCCCTCGAATATTATACTGAGTGCCATGCTGGACATCCCTGATCAATACCACCATTCTCCCCCAGTCATTATCGTCTCCTAAAGGACTTGAAATGATAGAGTATAGCCACAACAGCCAACTATTTACGGTACTCACCTGTTGACACTGGATGATTATTTTTCCACCAATAGGAGGCACTTTTGTGATTATTACTGTACCATCTGTTGCATAATCATGTTCAGTTCTTTCCCCTGTCGGTTGAATTGTCAATCGCCCAACACCATTTCCCGTAAAGATAAATGGACCGATCTTTGGATGAAACATCGAACCAGAAATATCCAAAAAACTGTATGTTGTATGATCAGATAAACCAAACATATCGTAACCCCTTATCTGTTCAAATACACCCCGATTAAAACTGAATGCACTGCACCTGCTTCTTTAATCGCCACATAAAGCGGAACAGATTCTCTGGCTTCCCTGTCTGCCTGTGATTGATCTGCCAGTGATTCTGCCTGAACCAGATAACCGTTTGGCAACACATCATCATAGGACAGATTTAAAACGTTCACGCCCTTCCAAACTCCGGGACCAAGGAATCCGATTCGCACTGCTTCCTCACATGCTTCATTACAGCACTGAATCAACTGGGTGACACCTGCATCAGTCTGCGGGACTTTCGGATTCTGATAGAGCAAATCCATAATGGTCAACTGGAGATTATTCACTAGCATATCCAGATTGATCTTCTCATCAAAGAAACTTCCGTTGCTCATCTTGCCTTGTTCAAAGATGGTGTAGTAATTACCATAAGACAGGTAACAGTTCCCGTAATTGCCTTCAATGATGCTGATCTGGGAAGGGGTCAGTTGTTCAATGGAGATGCCGATTTCCTGCTTGAACTTCAGCGTGAATGTGGAATTTGCTAGACCGGAATTCTGTCCCATCGCATAGCCCATGATCGCACACATGGCATAAATGTTATTGGGATAAACTCCGCTTTGTGTCGTTGCATACTGGCCAATGGTTCGGGAGTAATTCAGCGACTTCAAATAAGTGAAGATATCCGGAGGAGATGCCGTGCCTGTCAAACAATCCGCATCCCCCGTTGTAAATCCATACAGGCTTGCAGGAGTTGCCGATTCAATATAAGCGGCACATGCAATATTATCTGCATAGACTGCATTGAGAGCAACTGCCATATACCATTCAAAGTTCGCTGCACGACAAGCCTGCAATGCTTCCACAACTGACTCAACTCCAAGCTCCTGACGACCAATCCAAAGGATTTCAGGAGAAGGCGATTGTGAGAAATATAATGATGCCGCAATGTATTCAGGATCAGTCAATGCAAAATCTGCAAGAACTTCTGCTGCGGTATTATATTTTCTCACTCTTTCTGAAGTGGGAATAATATTTGTCGAACCGATGATCAGCCCCTGATTAAAAGTTGACCTCGGTGCTGACAAAGGACTTATCAACACTTCAACATCTACAATGGTGTCCAAACTTAATGTTCCCGGAATAGGTATTGCCATAATCTTCACCTCACAGTTTTATTTGTTAATTATCAAACCACCTTCACGCACTATCGTTGATTCAGTTATTATACCATCATGAATTGTTCCTGAATCACCTACAACAACCAACGGCACAGTCAGGATAGACGGAACCGCATAATTGATTAAAATCTTTTCATAGAAGTCCATTGTTATATCTACCCTCTCGTACCATAACCCTTCAAACAATTCCGGCACTCTTTTAGGAGGATCAAAACTAGGTATAAGATAAATCTTCTGTCTTGCCAATATATCATGATTTGTCTGATAAAAGATTTTCGTCCTCAAAGAAACTGCATCATCCCAAGAATTTGAACCATACATCACCCACATAATTCTCAATGTTCGTGTATAATGAACCTGCATGTTTCCCTCTTCTGGAGAACCTACTTGTTCATACTTCAATTCCTGTGGAACATGATATGTCGAAGCAACATCAGATATCCTAATGAATGCCATCTTGTCATTGATATCAAATGCAGGTGCTCCACCTGTCGGCCATGACATACGGACCTGTGTTACTGAATCAACCATTGCAACAGTCAAGTCATAGAACAGTTTTCTTAATTCACTTAATGATAAAATTATGTCTGCCATTTAAGCACCTTTAATCCTAACTCCAATGCCTTTCCAGTATCCGTAATCGACTTCGGGGTAAACATTGACAAGTTTATAATATTCTCCTCGCCATAAAATCTTATCAGATGTCCCTGCTGAATTACCTGTTCTGGTAACATAAATCGGGAATAGAGTATGAAAGGTCATTGCTCCTCTGACTCGATCTCCTTCGGGCAATTGTTCTAATTCCCTTGAACTGGAAACCGTTACCACACCACGCATTGTTATCGCCCTTGGGGTGCTTTCTGTCCATACACCATCCACGAAAGAACCAATGCTCCTATAAACAATAAAGATTTGAGCAAATTCTGGAGATGATATGACTTCAGAGACACTTATCATTTCTTACTCCCTCTTACCACTTCGACTTTAATTTTCCTACCATCTATATCTGTTGATTTATAGATTCCTGTAAACTGTTGTCTGGGAGCGTTCCTCTTCTTTACTTTTCCATCTCTTTTCTCCTTAAACTTTTTTACATTATCATATTGGTGATATCCTGACAGTCTGAAATCAGGATTGCTGTAAATCCGATTGTCGATCGCATTCAATGCCAATTGTAGACTCGGTTCTGTAATAAGGAGTTGATTGTTTCGGTAAACGAAGCAGATTCCATTATTACCCATTTGAAGTTCATATCCTTTATACCTTTTGAAAGAAGGATTCATTTGCCTTCCACCTTATCACCAATGACATAGGTTATCGAACTCCTCAATGCACCAGTATCAACCAATACCTGATCAACCTCTCCCCCTGCCGCATACTCTTCCATCGCTTCTTTTCTCTTTTTCTTTGACTTGTATTTCTTCTTAATCTTTGCCCTTACCGTTGCATCCTGATTTCTAGGCCACTGATTCTGTGATGGATCATCATAGAAATCTGTGATCATGTTCAAGGCATCTTTGCCAGTGGTACGCATCATTTTCAATGCACCTTGATAATTCCCTTCCAACAGTAATCTCGAAACCTCTGCTAAATCTGCTGCAATCTTTTCATCATTCGCTTCCAAAGCAGGTTCAATCAATGGACGAGGAGGCAAATTCCGTTTTTCAGAACCATTGGTATGAATGTAAAGCAAAGTGGCATTATTCATTTCACCGCTTTCTCGAACATTCTTTTCTTCGGGGATGCCCACATAAATACCAATATCTGCAATCTTCTTTATGTCTTCAAGAAGTTTCCTTTCCTTATCAATTGCTTTTTGGTCCTTGATCATCTTATCAATTTCTTTGATATTGATCTTGGTCTTAAAGCCCTCTTCAAAAGCTCCGGCGTACTCTTTTATACTCACAAGCAAGCGGGTTGTCATCTTAATTGTTGACCTCCCATACCAACAATCATCGCCAGTTGCCAGAATTCACGACCGTATTTTGTAGAGTTATAATTTCCAGCTCCTTCAAGAGTTATGGAATTGGTATCATAATTAATTGATACACCATCCACTCCTTTGCCTGAAACCACCCCGCCGACACCAGCACCCGGAGCCACGCCTGAATCTCCTGCGGACATATCGGCAGACCCAAGCGTGATGTTATGTGCTACATAAAGCCACAATCCATGCGTCAGTAAATCACCCCATCGTGCTTCATTCAGGAGTATTAATCCAGCACTTGACCAGAAAGTTATCATGGCATCCGGATACTTTACTTCATCTGCAAACTCTGGGAATGCAAGCCTGAATGCCGATATGTCCATTGTTATGCTCATAAGTTATACCCTTTTACGTCTGACCACTTTTGGTTTTTCTTCTTTGGCTTTCGATGTTTTAACCACCGTAACTTCCTCTTTCTTCTCTTCTTGATCAAGGACAGTCCCCACAGGTGCCATCGTTGCGTGAGTAGCAAATACCACTGGTTCTTTCTTCTCTTCGACAGATTTCTTTTCTGCAAGAATCTTCTGTTTCTTTTCTTCTGCAATCTGATCCAGTGATTTAAAGTTATGAGTTTTCCTTTTCAGTAAACCGATTGCTCCACTTTCAACCAATCCCTTGACGAACCAGTGATTGAATAAGGAATCATCAATGCTATTGATTCCAACTTTCAAATCAATAACTCTGCTTTTCCCATCTCCGGGGATTGCCACAGGTCTTTTCACTTCGATTTCCACTAACATAATCTTTACCTTCCTCTCTTTTTATTGATTGCTGACAGCTAAATAAATTCCTTTTTCCCGAGCTTTTGCTTCAGCAATATGTAAAATATGCTCTTTTGTTTTTGACTTTCCTTTACTTACCATACTCATTTTTCTTTTGGTTTCTTCTGATGCTTTTCTTCCTTTATTCAACTTATTTCTTTCTGACAAATCAAGTCGTTTCTTTCCTTTCATAGGATTAACATACCCGACAACTAAAGACATCTTTCGTCCTTTGTTCCACGGAATACGACCTTTCAACTTCCCTTTATTTGCCTTACTGATCTTTTGTTTTTGCTCTTCAGAAATCACTTTCCCTTTATGAATCTTACTCATTTTCTTTCTGAATTTTGAATCACTCCATACCCTTTTTGAACTTTTACCAATTTGTTCTTTTGACTCTTCAGTGTGATTTCTTCCAGTAAACCCTTTGGTGACAATATGTTTCTTCTTTAAGGTTCTGGAAATTTTCTTCCTTACAACCTTTGAAGGATTTATCAAACCATCACCACCATCAGTAAGATTGTATCCATTAGGTGCTTTACAATTGTAGTGCTGAATCCAGTATCGTTCCTTTTCACAGAGAATTTCTCTGGACTCAGCACTATCAATGACGGACACGGCAAACGATTGCAAACCATACTTATTCAAGGCTTTCTGAATATAAGATTTGTTTTCTGCAATATGTCCGGCAATTCTTTTACTCAGGTCTTTTGTAGTAAGACCAATGTAAATTTTACCGTTAATATTGTTTTCAATCTTATAAATTATCATCATAAACCTCGTAACCTATTGAAATCATTTAGATTCCGTCAGCGTATCGCAAAGTTTCGGGATACACAAACTCCAAACAACCCAAACGACCGAAATATGTGGTCAACTGATACAGGCTGCGGTATTCCAACGGAGTCCTCTGAAGAGGAACCATCGGGTAACGTACCCTGTCAACATCCTGCGTGTAACAAACCATGCGGTCAGTTGCAGTTGAAGGAGAACCTGCGGCAACACCACGACCAGTCAGCCATTTGCAGGGCTGAATGTCGAGTTTCTTACCATTGATCTTCAGGGAAATGGAATTATCTTCCAAGAAGGTCAGGATGGAAACGTTACCAGCGGTGGATACTTTCTGGCTGGTGATGTATGCGAACTGAGCAGGAGGAAGCAGAAGCTTGCTCGGGCAAATCGCATAACCAGCGGACTGCCAGCATTCCTGAATCAGCGTATTTACATCTTCCAGAATTTCATCAGCGGTCTTGGTTGTCCACTGGGTCGTGGTGGAAACACCTGGATCAACGAATCCGGCGGTGACCAGAGAAGAATTGAGCAATCCTTCTTTACCGACAACGGTGTCACCAATGTAAACCATTTCGTCAATGTCCATCTGATGTTTCAACTGCATACCCTTGAACTTCTGTTCATCGACCGGACGACCCAACTGCTGTGCGGAAAGCAGTTCAGGAATCGTGTAGCCGATTTCCATTGCCCAAAGATACAAAGGCTGGGAGGTCTTGCCAATATCCAGAGCAATACCTGCAATCGCATTACTGTTCTTGCCAACGAAATTCTTACCAGAAGAATTCATTGACCCTGCTGCGGCAAACGCTGAATTGGTAAAGCTGGACGCTTCATCAGCAATCGTAACATCTTCACGAAGATCAATGTCCCGTGTCCACGTTACAGCAACCAACGGCTCGTGCAGTTTCTGATCCAGTCTTTCCAGCTCACCAATCAAAAATGCGCCGGTACTGTCTATTGTCATTTCATCGTAAGTAATCATATTTCCAGTTCCTCCAATTAAAATTAAATTTATTTATTGTGTTTTAACACTTTATCCTTTACAACTAGATGTTGTAGGAAATTTCCACATTACCGTCTGCATCAGCGGCACCCATGAAGATTGCACCGGCAATAGCAACGCAATCACTACCATCCGCCGCTGCTTCGATACCGCCCAACGGCTGTGCAGCCAAACCGGAATCCACAACACGAACATAAACTGCACCACCAAGAGCGGGAGTTCCGGCATTGTTCTTTACGGTCATGTAACCGCTTCTCATAACATCAATAGGCTGAACAGGATTCGGTGTACCTGCTGCCAACGCTTCACTTGTTGCGGCCTGAAAGGGGTACGGACGAACTGCAAATCCGTAAGGAACGACTGCATCATCGCCAGTTGTAAACGGAGCCACTTTTTCAGTGACCAGTTTCACCGGAACACCATAAACGAGGACCGGAGTAGTAGAATCCATGAAGCGGGGTTCCACTTTGGTCAACTCTTTCCGGCTAATATCTCCTGCAACACCGCAGGGCATTCTTGTCAAATATGCATTACTCATGTTTATTTCCTCCTAAATTTTTAATGTTTACTATTTATAAACCATGCTTCGGTTTACTTCCTCGCTTTACTTTTTCCAGAATTCCTTGTTGCGCCGATTCATCTCCGCAAGCTCACTGTGGCTGCTGAGGTCTTTCATCTGCATAGATTTCTTCTGGAGCTTGCCATTGTTGATTCTCCGGATCATTTCGGAAGCAGCAACAAAAGCTGTATCCAGAGCATCTTCAGTCAACTGAGTAATCTTGCGGCCACGGAGAAGAGGTTTGATAATAGACGCATGGTCTTTGGTCATGCCTTCACTCAACGCTCTCCGCTTCACAGCAGATACCACTTTCTTCAGGTTTGCTGCTTTGGGTTTTGAAGCAACGATTCCCGGTGCAATAAGATCAGCTCTGCTGATGGTGTTAGTCCAGAGTGAGTCTTTGGTTTCGAGACCACTTTTTTCCTCTGACATTTCTTCAGCGATGTTTTCGTCTTCGCCTTCATCTTCTGTTTCTTTTTCACCTTCAGCAAACTCCTCGTTGTCCTGATCTTTGCTTTCCAATTCTTCGTTGCCTTCAGCTCCCTCGGTACCCTCTTCCATACTCTCTTCAGCACCGGCACCTTCGGCACCTTCCTCTTCATCTCCACCAGCAATGATGTCGATCAATTCCTGAACCAAAGAAGCGAGGGCATCAATTTTGGAATTGACTGTTTCCAAAGAAACTGCTTCACCAGCACCCTCTTCTTGATCAATGTTTTCTGCTTCAGGTTCCGGTTCTATCGTTGCTTCCTCATTGCCATTACCATTTCCTGCCACAACATTTTGCGCAGCTTCGGACGCCTGCTTTGCCGCTTCGACTGCCTGCACCGCTGCTTCCTTCGCTTCTGCTGCTGCCTGTTGAGCAACTTCCACTTCACTTCCCGCTGATGTACCTTCACCAATCTCCAAATCTTCATCCTTTACATGATCAAGATTCAACTTGGGGAAGATTTTCCTCAATACATCTTTTACTCCTGCTTTTGTTTTAGTCATTTTGGGTTCACCCTCCTTCTCTAAAATATTTTTTCCACATGTACAACTCGCACAACATTCACACGCTTTATCCATAATTGCGCACCTGTTTCCTGCCCTCCCTTTTACGACCAAGGCAAGATGATTGCCTATGATGTCTTTTTGTTTTCCCAATCCGGGTTCAAGCTGATCATACTGGGCATCATATCCCAGACTTACCTCTCTCAATCCTGCCTTTATTAATTTAATTGCATCTTCTGTTGTAATAACCAAATCAGCAATCAATAAATCCGATTGTTCTCCTTGGCCTCTTCTTGCATTTTGAATTGTACCATGAGCCAAATCCTTCCAATTGTCCGGTGTAACAAAATCATTTGGATGATTAATAGTTACTGGTTTTGAATTAAAAGATTTAATGGCCTCTTCAGAAAACACTTCATCTTCATCTCTAATTATCTTTACAAGTCCGTCTTTACCTCCTTCAATAGGAACTTCGCTGGACTTATATGTATATTCTCCCATTCTGGCCACAGGGACATCCATACATACCAAAAAACCTTCAGGAGTTTCATACATATGCTCCGATAATTGTTCTGTTACATAAAATGGGAATCTGTCTGGCATCAAGCCCTCCTTTCTCTCCGAACAATTTTTCTCCTATGAAAATAAGCTCCCCACATTTCTCTATTCCCAAATCCAGTTTTAGCGTGACAACTATCACACAAAGAAACAAGATTATAAGGGTCACAATTTGTTTTATCATAATCAATATGATGAACGTCCAATTTGCGTCCTTGTTCTTCTTGAGACAAAGAACAAATCTTGCATCGATAACCATCTCTTTTGCGAATGGAATCTTTTAAATCCTCTGTCCAATCCTGAGTGTAAGGGAGGAAAGAAGCTCCATTAGACCATTGAGGATGATTTTCTCCTTCATGTTTTTCCCTATATTCAGGATTTGTCCACAACTTCAAAACAGTATTAGATATTTTTTTATTTGTTTCTAAATCTCTTCTCTTCCCCTCCCAGTATTTTGCATTGTTCTTTTTTATCTTTTCTTTAGCTTCCTCTGAATGACAAACTCGAATATCTGTTTCTTTACTCAAACCTTTATTCCACGGTACTCTTCCCTTTTGACTGATGCTATTTGCCTGACCAATCTTTTTCTTATGCTCTTCAGAAAATTCCATTCCTCGATTATTATGTCCATGAACAAATTTATGTTTTGCTATTCGTCCACAACCACATCGGCAATAATTACCTTCAGGCGTTTCATGCATGTGCTCCGATAATTGCTCTGTGGTGTAGAATCGTTTTGTTTCCATGTTATCTCCCTATCCCTTCAACTGCAATGAATTAATATGAGCCAGTCTTTGGGAATGTTTCTGTGCTTCTTTGGTGTTGCCACTTCGCCTTGCATTTTCAAAATACTTTTGCAAATTAGCTCTTTCTTTCCTTCTTTCCTGATGGGTGGAAGGATCAGGAAAATTATGAGAGGTATGTCCTTTTTTCCCACTGCCGGGACCACCATCCGATGCCGCCTGTCCCTGTGCTACAGACAAGTTCTTTGCCGCCGCAATGTTCTTGGGCTTGGTTGCTTCATAAGCGTCTTTGGAATCACCCTTTGCAAAACGATAAGCCGATTCATAATCATTGAATCTTTTAATCACATCTCCATCCTTCATAACTACCCAAGTTCGTGATTCAGGGCTTGGTCTAATTTCATAACCATTTACCAAAACAACGTCTTTGGTTTTGGAATCGGTATATTCAGCGGCATATCTGGAATCGTTTTTATATCTGCTCTTAATAATTTTATACCATTGCTCGTAAGCCAATTGAGCTTGCTGAGGAGTCCGAATTGTTCCGTCATCATTAAGAGGGGCATCTGCTTTTTCCCTTGCCATTTTTCTTATCTTTTCATCCAAACTTTCATCCTTAACTTTGGAGTCTCTTGCTCCTGCTCGTTTTTTTGCAGCTATCATTTGCTTGGCTGCAAGAATAGTGACCTTTGCTGCAAAAGTAGATTTTCCTTCCATCAAACGAATAAGGTCTTCCAAATCAGCCAAGCTCATACCTATCATATTATTGCCACGTTGAGCAGCTTCAATATCGCTTTGGTTCGGATCGCTTTCGTCCTTCGTAATCACCCTACCGTTCTTTATCTCTTTTATTTTACTTACCAGCATTTTCGTTTCTCCTTATAATGGTATTTGTCCCGCACTCAACTCTGCAAAGTCTGCTTTTCTCATTCTGACAATGCTTCCATTGTGATATACTTTTGCTGGCCATGAAACGTCATCAATGCGAATCAATGGTCGAGCATAACAACGACAGTTGAAGATTTCTCCCGGATGATAATGGCCATAACTCTTTTTAGCACCATCCAATGTTTCAGGTGATGCAGGATCATCCCATGCCACAAGCACCAGATCCATCAGCTTATGCGAACTACGGACTCGGATATCATGCGTTGATCGCCACACATACCAATTGATATCTGACGATACCGCTCTTGCCTTAACCAGTCCTGTGGACATCTTTGCAATCTCTGTACGGGCAATCAGCTTGGCTCTTGATCGCATGGAATCAGGGAGTTTGCCAATTTCCATTACAATGTCCGTCAGGCTTTCTGCTCGTTCTGCCCCTGTCTTTAAATTTTCCAGCACGATCTTTTCAATCTTTTTTGCGGCATTTAAAGGCACGGACTGAATTAGCCTTACATTTTCTTCCATGTACTGCTTGAGCAAGCCTTTAATGGGTGCCTTTTCCATTTCGATTCTCAAAAACTTTGAAATGTTGGCTGACTGCTTTTTCCATTTCTTCTCTGAATCATCATTCAAATTGTAAATGATGCCACCAATTTTTCCTTTTGCCCAGTCATTCAATTTATCTGCATAAGCCTGCAGCTCTTTAATCACTTCAACAGAGGAAGCAGGGTCATTTGCACGGAATCGGTGTAGAATTCTTTCCACGTTTCTGGTGACCACATTGAGAAGAGCATTGTATTCCCTTTCCCATCTTGCATTCGGAGCAAGGATAGGTTTCGCATCTTCTGTTATAGAAGAATCAATGACAGTAAATGGTTCAAAATCTTTAGTGGCGGTCATTGTGTACATTCATTACACCTTCTGGATATATAATCTTTCGTTTCTGCCAGTGCCAAATTTCTTCATATAAATTCTCTGCGCCTCAACACAATTGTCATATGATCCTCTGGCAATAAGGGTTGATTTGAATTTGAACCCTCTTTTTTCAGTCAATGCCAGCACATATACTGGAACATCTGAAACTTTCTGTCCAAGATCAGGCGTTTCAATTTCCATCGGTAATGTCTTTGGTTCACCGTCAGGAATTTCGGCATCAACACTTTCGACCACAGGAGTTTCCACCACCTTCGGGACAATCTTCTCGATGATCTGCTGTGACTTCGGTAATTCAAATATTGGTTCGGGGGGTTTCCCTACTTCCACTTTCACGGTTTCTGTGGCTTCCTTAACCGGAATTTCCTCTTGTTTCCTTTTTATAAATTTTGCCATATCATTTCTCCTTTATTCATAATGGTCACTTTCATGTCCTTGACTTTGGAATCTTTACTCATTCTTGGGAATCGCGCCAACCCATTTGCTAAAGATATTACGGATCCCCCATTAGACATAATCCAATCATAAAGCTTGCGGGAACTTAATCCTTCAACAGCAAAAGAATTATCTTTATTCTCAGAAAAACTACCTACCTCTTTTCCTTTTTCAAAAACATCAATGGAAAAACCACCCCCTGAAATACGTGGCTGGAACCCTGCAGAAGATAATTTTTCAGACAGCTTTTTAATGTTATTCGTGGGTTCGTCATGTGTCTTGGAATCCCGCATCCGTATCTTCTCCAGCACCTTGCTGTCTTTAACGTTCTTAACCATTCGGTGGACTAACATTAATCATCCTCCTTAAACAATTCATCGGGATTGACACCAAGTTCGGCAATCAATTCTTTGCTGGCCGGTTTGTCAATGACATCATCCAAATCATCGTCACTGTCCTTAAACTTGCGCCAGTCAATATCAGATACTTTTTTATCGCCGATATAATCTTCCGGATATTGTACTTGTTCCATTATTCAATCCCCGCTTTCGATTTCCAATCTGCCCATACACTTGACACGATATAATTCTTTAAAACCGTTGCAGGTGTATCATTAAGTTTTTCACCGACTGCAATAGCAACCAGCTTCATGGCCTTCTTATACTCCTTTAAATTGGTAGGAGGATCCATAGAAGCAATCGTCGCCATCGCTGTATCTGTAGCAATCTTTGTCCTGAAATTATGAGGAGTAAATCCGCCGCCATCCAAATCTTTTACATAGCCAAGTATGTCATTATACTTTTCACCGAACAGTCTGCCTTTATCTCCAACCTTTTGTTTCAATTTCAATAAAGTACTGGCGGTATGTTTATCTTTAACTTCATAAATATTTTGTTTCAATCCTTTGCCGTCAAACTGGAGTTTAATTGAACCATCCTTCTGTGGAATAATATGTCTACCTTCTAAAGTAGAAGCTCCATAAGATTTACCTTTCGGGCTCAGAGCTTCTTCATTGCTACCCACTCTGGCACCGGTAAGGGCAAGCACCTTTGTAATGAGAGCCTTCTGAAATGTTTCTTTTGATTTCTGACCCTCATCAATTTGTTTATAAATCGTATGAAGATTTTTATTGAGATCGTTTAGCATGGCATCTTTCTTGACATCTCTTTCGGCAACATGATCAGGATTATAGACACCACCCACCCTCTTACCATTTTCGTCAAATGCGATCACCCAACATTTCCCATCCTTATCAGGATTAATCAGTAAATTTTTCCACATCGGCGGAATGGAAGTTTTGGCCAAGTGCTTCGGCAATGATTTACCATTGCTCATGACTACTTTCCCATCATCACTTCTTTTGGCGTGAAGGAAATCTGCTGTCTTTACCGTCCGTCTTGTCCCCTCTTGTATCGACATTTTCTTGAGCTTTGTTTTTAACATAGCAAGTTTTTCTTTGTCAACCTTGGAAGATGCCTTCTGACTCTTTGAAGAGCCTTGTTTATTACTCTGCTGCTTGCTCGAGGACGATTTCTTTTGCATTTTCTTATACTCAGTGGCATATCCACCTGCTGTCGGTATAAATTCACCACCTTTAAACTTCTTTCCTTTGACGGTTACTCCACCTTTGGGTGCATGGATTTGTTTATCACCAGTAAAAAATCCTTTAACTGAACCCCATGCCTTTGCCAATACCCCCCTATTATCCGTTGTCATTTTCTTTGGCGGTGTGGCCGGAGTAGATGTATCAATTTCTTCCAACTGTTTTTCCAACTGCATCAGTTCAGGATCGAAATTGGTTTTGATATTCTTTAAAATTGTCTCCAATTCTTCGATTGTCGGTTCCGGTCCAAGTTTACTTAATTCCTTTTCAAGTTGTTCAAGTGAAGGGGGATCAAGATTACTTAGTTCCTTTTCCAAGTCCTCAAGGCTTTTTTCTCCCCCACCATCCAGCTCATTCAATTCTGCTTCCAAGTCCTCAAGACTCTTTTCTCCAATCGTGTCATCTGCTTCCGGCTCTGGCTCTTGCCCTATCTTCTCCTGTAATCCTTTTAAATCAACTTCCTGATTTTCTTCCCCACCAAGACCACTACCCATGCCCTGATGTTCCGGCGGTTCCTCTTCTGCTTTCTCAATATCTTCATCTGTAATGTTTGAGAACCGGCCAGTGACATGTGAATTCTGTGCCAACTCTTTCATGGCAATCTTCTTGGTAATCATGCCAGACTGGAATGCAATATTGAGTGCACTAACATCGTTGTTGACGATCTGTGATTTCTCCACTTCACTGGGTTGCCACAATGAATTAAAATCAAACTCAAAATCATCAGGCAGAGGTTTACCATTAACCGACATGCATAAGGTCTCGAGTATTTTATGAACAGGCATCCGCAACATTGTTTCCTGTAGCTTGCCAACGTTATCATAATAGTTCCGCAAATCTGCTTCGCCGGAATTGAAACCAGACGGTGATTGACCAAATAATCTGACCAAGGGAATATTAACGGCACCGGAAATCTGCTGGCCGAACTGAATCAACATCTCCGCCAATCCAGCAAATGTATATGAATGAGGAGTAAAGGTATCGTTCTTATCCAACAGAGTAATGCCTTCATTGGATTGCATTAACCGGATATACTGGAACTGTTTGATCACTGCCGATTCCGTCTTACCACCCATTGCCAACGCCTGACGCAATCCATCAATCTGCACGACTCTTAAGTGTGCTTTATAAATCAATTGTGCCGCACCTTGGGTGGCAGAGTCAAATGCCATCAATCGATCAAGCATCCTTTCAATGACACTCATGCCCCAGAGATTGTCATATTTCTTTTGGTAATAAGGCATCTCGATTCCTTCCAGCCTTACTACTCTTGAATAATGGACTTTGATAGTCGACATCGTTTCCATTGCTGGAAGAATGGTATAGAATTTTGGCTTGCCCATATCAGGGCCAAGTTCGGTGACCAGTTCATTGTAAGACGGTTCCAATTGCCATCGATCAAATACTGCCAGTCCCTTAAACGAATCTTTTCTGACCTTGGTCACATCAAATGGTTTTGTGTAATCAGCACCGTCAATCAGCATGACGGCAATCGCTCCACCATACAATCTCGCCCACTTGATGGTCGAGCATAATTTCTGCCAGATGCCCAACTCGGTCAAACTTGCACTCATCTTTTGGATATCGTCAGGGGACAATTTGGACATCATCATGATGCCTTCTTTGGTCATGTCCTCTGCGACCGTATCAATGACCTGTCCCGCAATCCATGATGTCCGGTAAATGGATTCAAGCTGAACATGATTCCTGCTGATCAGGTTCCCAAGCGTATAGGTTGCTATGGAGGACAAATTCTCCGTATTCAATCCCAGCTTGGCGGTGAAGTTATTATAACCATCACCCATCAACTGATCTTCGACCAGATTTTTTGCCGATGTAATCTTCTTCTTTATTGGTTTACTCATGTCGGTTTCTCACCTGTCTTGCCTTTGGCTTTCAATAATTGGTATATAGGGAGTTTCATAAAATCTTCCATGGTTCTCCCATTGCTCTTTAAGAAGGCAATAAATTCTGGACTGCCTAGTTTCATGTCACCAAAATCAAATGATGATTTAATCCAATCAGCGTTTGATAATTTGTCATCAATGTATTCTGTGCTATCACCATCCAATGCATCACCAATAAAAAGATCCTGTGGTACTTTGGAACTCAATTTATAAACATTTCCGAGAACAACAACTTCACGTTCATTATTACAGCCGACACCTGTTTTTGGAGTTGAAAAAATGTCCTTTACCTTTACATCAATTTTCATTATCGTCCCATCATACTCAGCAAAATCAGCGGCGGTGTTAAGACTGGTAGAAAATGATGACAAAGGTTGCAAGGCAACTTTCGATCCTTTTAAATTATAATCAACTCCTCGATACAAAGAAACAGTATCATTTGGTTTCAATCCTAAACCCTTCAAATACTGCTGAGTATCTTTATACTGCTGAGTAATAAATTTCTGCAATTTTGTCTTGTTACTCTCTAAAAATCTTTTTTTATCCTTACCACCTGAATAGAAATGTTTTGTTGATGCTTTGTTGAGTCCTAATAATTTTTTTGCTATCTCCTGTATGGCAAGGGAAGAAGGTGAATGATCGGCCGACGTCTCTGCCCAACTATGAACCAAATGGTTAACCTCCTCATACGGAACGCCTATCTTACTGGCCAAATTAGTTACTACCTTGTGTTTATGGTTTGACCATGAACCACCAAACGACTTATCAATAAGTTGATTATGTTTTATATTGTCAATGTATTCTTTGGTGACTGTCATGCCTTTGATCTTTGCACCCAACAAATTATTGTTACTTAAAACAAGTTCATCAATATGCAGAGATGTCATATCTTTAATACTTGTGAAGTCCGCATTTTGCATATTGGAATTTTCGATACCTCTTAAATCATCAACACGGCCTCTCTCAAATTTTGTATTTTGAAAATTTACTTTCTTGTGATAGATATCCACGTCAGAAAGATCCAACTTCCTGTTGGAGTAATCCATCTTATATTTGGTCGTGTCTTTCTTCTCTTTCAATTTTTGAGACAGCTTCTTCAATTTCTCTTTATCAATTTTTTTCGTCAGCTTTGTAACAGCCTTTTTCGGTTTGGGAGGTACACCTTCATACCAAACAGACTGGGCATATTCTTTTTCCTTCTTTGTAATTTCCTTCCTTGGTTTGAGTACCTTCTCCTTTTTTGCGGGCTCTTGTTTGGATTTCTTTGTCTTGTCTGGTTTACTCAGCTTCGATAATGAAGAGAGTTTCTTGCCATGAGTCTTCTTGGGCACATCACCGCCAACAATCTTGCCACCTTTCAACAATATTCTTCTGGCACCTTCACTCTCACTGTTCTCTTTCTTCAAAGTCACCCAGTGAGCTTTAGACGTCTTCTTGTCGATAGTCAAACCTTGTTGACCTTTCGTCGTCAACAATTCTTTGAACTCATAAAAAGGCATTTCTGTTACTACCCCGATATAACCTTGACTCTGATAATGCGCCAGATATGCGTCCCGCGCTTGTTCCTTCGTATCAAAACCCAACATGACTTTATCTTCATCAAAATTTCTTTGACCGTCTGTCTGGTGGATAATGAAAACCTTATCAGAGGTCGGGTTATTTCCGATGAAACAGTCCACTCCATCATCATCTGCCCCCTTGGTATGGAAAATGTAGCCATAAGGATAATAAAATTTCGTCTGCCAAGGTTCTCCGGCGTTATCTACGCCTGTCCTGACTGACCCAACCGGATTCTCGATCACGATGGGCAGTCCCTTAAAGTTCGTTATGCTTTTTATTCCTGCGCTTGGGTGCATCATTTATCGTATCCTGCCTTGATAGAATATTCACTACAATCAGAATGACGGATGCTACAGCCGAGCCGATCATCAACGCAAATAATAAATCCATCATTCATAAAATGCCTTATACATTCCATCAGCGTAAAGAACCAAGATCACCAGCACCACTACTGTAATTCCAATGATCCACCACATCATTTAATCCTCATAAACAATTTTTAATCTGGAAATCCTTATCAACCAATACCGTTCAAGGAACATAATGGTGTAAAAAGTTTCACATTCAGTAACATTTCTTTTGATAAAAAAATATTTCCTCATTGCTTTGCCTCTGCCTCCATCTTCAGCAATCGTGTGTAGTAATCCTTTATCTCTGCCAGATGGTCTTTGGCAATGGACTTCGCCAATACCTCATCATCGGTATGTTCCATTTCAATCTGGATACCCTTTGCCAGTTCATCTGCATCGAACTGATCGTCAGGCGTATCGTTGTGCTTGCCAACGATTTGGGGTTCAGCATCATTGAAACTAACATTGTTCATAATCTCTCTGAACCAGCGTTTCATTTCCTCCTTGTCACCGGACTCAATCGCCTCTTCAAACTTCTGCTTGTACATATTGATGAGGTCGGGGTTGGCATCTGCCACATTATGATCTATTCTCCATTTGTCAATCTTACGCTTCAAATCCTGAACATCATTGCCAAAAATATGACCAACACCACCTTTAGGAGAAGTATAATACTGGGACCGAGAAGCATTGTATTTAAGAGAGTATCCTTTGTATTCCCCAACCTCTTTAACATTATCATCCTTCGTAATGATCTTCTTAAAGGCTTTATCCGCAGGTAATATTTTCAATCGGCTTGACAGCATGGTTCACTCCTTAAAATTTATAAACTTCATCGCACACCACAATCAGGTTGTCTGCCAGAAACGTATTCATCTTGAAACTAAAAGGGAACACCCCAACAATCATCAGAGTCGGTATCACAACAATCCCACCAGCCAACAAGCAACTAGCACTCAGTTCATGGCAATAAAGTTTAGCAGGATCATTGAACAGAAAATCATATTCCACCTTGTTGTTGAGGTGTTCGATTGCCTTGTCAATTGCTTTTCTCCTGTCAGCATCTTCTTTATATCTAGGACGCAGGATAATAAATCCGTCTGTGTCTTTTATAAAATCAATCGGGTGAATGAACTGCACGCCCTCTGCTATGCTGTGAACGATCTCATCCTTGCTGATCACAATACCGGAATGAGAATACGATCCAGCAATCAAATAGGAATCCAGATAATAACTATACTTCCTACAAACGATATCACCTGTCTGGATTAGCCTTTGCATCTGGATGATCTGTTCAGCTTTCGTCTTCGGTGGTTGAGTTGCGACCATAAGGTCTCCCACCCAAGTCATAAAGCGTTTATAGATGCTGTAGAGTTTTGCTTTCATTATATATCAACTTCTCCCCGATGACCGATCTCTATATCCCCTTTGGCAATAGCCTGTTTGATACGGGATAAAGGAATGTTTGTTCCATACTTACTTGGAGCATTTGCTCCAACACTCACCTGACCATCAGGCCTCAGTGACAGATAAATCAACATGTTCGGAAGATATCCAAAATCACCAATCCAGCCTGATCTCTTTGCCAATAAGGTGGTGGGATTGCCGGCGTCTTTGGATTTGGAATCTTTTGGCCGATTAATATAAGCCATCAAATCATACCCAAGTTTAGCTTCTTGCTTTTTTAAATCTTTGTATTCTGGAGAATTTTCTTGTCCTGCTTTTTCATAACGTTCTATCTCTCTTTTAATCTTATCTAATTTCCCTTTTAAAACATTATACTCTCCATCTTTTGCTTTGCCATCCACGCCTGCAATCGTGCCTTTATTCTTGGATGCATAGAAAACACTTTCACCTTTTTTCTTACCGTAACGTTCCCGCATCTTGGCCAATATTTTGTTGCCCTTCTTGGTCAGCGGGTCGCCGGTGAGTTTGTCTGTAGATTTTTGATTCTGGTCAATCCATCTTCTTGCTGTTGCTCTAGCACCTAAAGATGTTTCTTGTATTCCTTTATAAACATCCTTTCCATTTTTCTGCATCATAATCGTAAATTCAAAAACATCCTTGCCAAACTGTTTAACAGTTATCTTGTAACCTTTATAGTCTTGAACGGAAACCGCTTCATCTTTGGTTTTAGCATCCTTCAAATGCAATGAAGTCAGATGTGCCATTCGATTGGAAATTTTTACTGCCTCTTTTCTGTTGCCTGCCTTCACTGCTTTATTGAAATACAATTTCAGGTCAGCCAATGTCTTCCGTCTTTCCTTATGAGTAGTGGGGTCGGCGAACTGTGCTGTCTTATGTCCTTTCTGACCACTGCCCGGACCACCATCTTTAGAACCACCACGCTCCTCAACTTTCTTTTTAAAATAAGATGCGAATTGAGGAATATATTCAGGATATTTTTTAGCGAAAGCCCTGATGCCCTCTACCTTGCCCATCTGCTGTATCATCATTTTTAATTCATCGGATTTATCATCATCCTTGGTCTTCTTATCAGCACTGCCCTTGGTGTAGGCGTCCTTCACTCTTCTGCGAATATCTTTTACTGCTGACCTCAAGCGGAACAATTTGTCATCCTTGATACGCCACCGAGGATGTTTGGGTTTGGAATCTTTATTCTGCCAGATCATTTCCTTCTTCAACTCTTCATCTAACTCTTTTTGAAGTTTATCAGCAAGGTTGGTATTACCTGCTTTACGATTCAAAGTAATGGCCTTTTCCAATTCTTCAACCTTGGGCGATTTGTCCTTAGATTTGGAATCTTTATTCAACTCAACAGACTCTTTCCAATCTGCTTCAATGTCTGACAGTAATGCTTTTGCTTCCTTGATACCCTCCATGTCGTTTTTCTTTGTTGCCTCTACCAAATCACTCTCGGCATCCCTTTTCATTTGCATATATTTTTCACGGGAAATCCCGGCATCTCGCACCTTCTGCTTCATGACATCTTCGTCCTGCTTCACCCAGTAATCGTCAATCTGTTTCTTGACCTGCTCAATGGTACCCTCATACTGTTTACCGTTTTCATTCTTGGCAACAAATGTAGCAGGTTTCTTATCTGTCTTGTAAATCAGAAATCCCTTGATGATCTGATCAGTGACTTTGTAGCCTCGGTAATCAGCATCTTTGGATTTATCAAATATACCCTTCGACATTCCCGCTTTATTAAATTCTCTCCATGCCTGTTCAAATTTACCTTTATCGAAGTCAACTTTGTTTGCCTGCATGATCGGAAGGAGCTGGTTCATTAATTCATACTTACCGGCTCTCGGGTTATTGGCGATGCGTGCCAGTGTGGTGATTGCCGTATAATAATCAGGACCGTCATCCTTGACCAACATTCCTTTCCAGTCAACATCGGAGTCCTTCATATTTATCCTTGCCAGCATTTTACTGTTCTTAACTTTTTTGACCATGCGATGGACTAACATAGTTTATTCTCCTTCATGAATTTAATTCCTTTGCCTCTTCGGAAGAGATCGCAAAACCGGTATAGTATTCTTCCACACTATCTCGATATGGTGCCTCTTTTGGTTTCTGCCATGTTTTACCTCTATCCAAAGAATAAGAAATAATTTCTTCTGGCGCAAAACCACCCTTCTTCATCTTGCATCCGGGATTCCATACATCATTTTGTAATGTCTTTGCATTGGCTCTTACCTTAAACACTACCGGCAAGGATGCTCTGCCTTTGGTACAATGGTCCGCAAACTTCAATGCCTTCTTAAAATCTTTGGCAACAAATACACTGTCCTTCCTGATACCGGTATAATGACCTCCATCAAAATGTTTCTTACTCTGTGGCCGGAGTCCTTCAGATAAAACCTTCTTTAAAATTCGTGCTGAAGTACCATGGAACAATTTATCTTTACCCTTTTTCTTTTCTCCTTCTTCTTTATCCATCGGTACAGAAATAAAATACTGACTCTTCGGTCCAGTCTTCGGTCCAGATTGATGCCATACATTTGCGGAGATTCCTTTGGCTCTTAATGCCTTTGCTTTTTTCAATGCCTCTTCTCTGGTATGTCCATCAGAAAGTGCTTTCACTGGTCCTGATACATGAGTCTTCTCCTTAAACGCTTTTTGTAAATCGGCATTGTTTCTGCTCGCAACTTTCTTTGTACCACCTGCACCCTTCTTTGCAAACTGACCGGGATTTTCTTTATTGCCTCTCGGGTGCTCAGATTCCTTAAAATCAGCATCAGAAAATTTTATCCTATAAGAGTGTGGTATTTGAGAAAGCAACATTATTTTTCCCTTAAGTATTTACTAGTGTTTCCCAATCCGTCTGCGTACTCTGGATTAAATCTTCCAACGAGTATCTCAATGCATCGATGCAGTGATTAAAACTATCCAGTAAGATCGGTAATACTTCGCCCGTCTTCTTATCTATCTTATACGAGTAATGTTCAAATTCATCTTGGACATGTTTGCAACGCGTATGAATATGAATCTTCTCAAACTTGCGCAGGAAAGAAATACCATCCTTGACAAATCCCGCTTTGGTGGTAGCAGACTTCCGGCATGATTTGACCAAAAAGCCTTGTCTCTTGACATACGAAATGGTCTCGGGTCTGGAACTGTCCGCGGGAATTTCATATTCTCTGACACCAGGGACTGAATCGAATAATTGCGGTATCTCTTCAAATTCTACGCCCACACCACATGCCTCTTGGTCAATGAATAAATCATTGCCTACGATAAAGCACCGGATTAATGCGATCGGGTCATTGGCAAACCCCCAGTCGGCTCCATAGTAGAATCTTGCACCATACGGCGTTTCAAAATCTTCTACTGCAAACTTACCTTTAAAGACGAGTGCATGGGATAATTTCTCCGGCTTTCCTTCCCATATATGAAGGTATGCATCGTAATCAACCCGCTTGCAATATTCCATTTCCTTTCTTAATGTCTCGGGGAAATAAGGGTTGTCTTTATAGGATAGAAGTTTTGATATACAGTCTTCAGGTTTATTGGTTACAAATCTGACATAGGTTGGATCGTCTTCGCTTCCGGTATTCCAACTCATCCATATTTCGCTTCCTTCTTTACGGATGGTGGGTATAAGGAATTTCCAGCTGTCTTCGGAAACGTTCTGCGCTTCTTCCAGCCAGACGACATCTATTCCTTCAATGGACTTTATCTCTAGTGGATGCTGTAATCCTTTAAAGATAAATTCACTACCGACCTTGGAGCTGATTTCTGTCTTGTTGATATTGTAATAAGGCATTAGGCTGAGTTGTTCTATTTGATCCGTTAAGACTTTATAGACGGAATCCCTGATGCTGTTCTGATATTCTCTGGTACATAAGATTCTCTTTTTCTCGAACGATGCCTTGGTTGCCAGTACTCTCGCAAATGACCATGACGCCCCACGACCTCTTCCGCCGTATGCCGATTTATAACGCATCGGTTCTAACAGGTACTGAAAAGATTCAGGAATGTCGCACCTTATCTCATCGCTCATGCTTCTTCTTTCGTCTTTATGAAATTAAAAATAACCTTGGTTGGTTTACTGGGAATAAGTTCGCCTCCATCTTTACCGGTCAGTTCAACTTTACTACCATACTTATTCGGAGCCATATATTTGACCGCCTTCCATCGTGTATCAATTTTCAGCTGTCTTGCGCTAATGGTATCTCTCTCAACTGTTTTCTTCCAGTAGCGTTTTCCTTTAGCGTCGAATTGTTCTTCAGTATAGAGTTTTGTTTCATCGCTATCGGCTATGTCCAGATTTTGATCGGCCAATACTTCTGCTTGTATTCTTCTCGCTTCCGTATACGACTTAAAGAAGTCTTCATTGAAATTTGGATGCAATCTATTTAACCAGTTGAGAACAGTTGGTAAACTTGGTACATCTTTATCTTTACAAATTGTAGTTATCGTTCTTCCCGATTGTAACTCTCTACAGATATATGCACCGATCATTTCGTTATAAATTTGCGGTCTACCTAAAGGGTTACTCGGATTGTTCGTCGTAGACCCTTCTCTTTTTTTTCTCTCACGCTTCTTCTTTTCATTGCTGACTGAACGCTTCAGCGTTATTCGTTTTTTCTTTTGCATTTACAACAGATACCTTTTTTCTTTTGCATTTACAACAGATACCTTTTGAACCTCCCCATGCCTAAAGGCAGGGGATTCCGGACGGGCCTCATGCTGCCCTCTCGACGGTCATTCCGACCGCGGCTTTGAGTGTATTGATCGCGGCGTTTACGTCTCGATCATGGAGCGTCCCACACGCTACGCACACCCATTGCCTTACCGACAGTCCTGCACGCCCCTGCGGGCCGGTATTAGCCCCGCAATGCGAACAGGTCCTGGTGGAACCTTTACCGGGAACCTCGATATACTCCGTATCGCCTAAACGGCTCTTATACGAAAGCATGGATCTAAGCTGTCCGTGCGCTGCTGCTGTAACGGACTTCCCAAACCCGCAGCGGCTCAGGCCGCGCAGATTGTCTTTGCTGAAAACGATTAATTTGTTTTCCGAAACCAACTCCCGTGACAGTTTGTGGTTACGGTCTTTCCGCTGGTTGCTGATTCGTTCGTGCAGCCTTGCCGTCAGCTTTCGGTTAATCCCCCGTTGGGCTTGCCCGATACGCTTGATATTGTTCTGAAGCTCTTTCGGGTGATCTTTCTTTGCGCCTGCCGAGGTGGTGATTAAATGATTATAGCCGGGGTCAATCCCGATCATGCCATTTCCAACACGCAGTATCTCTGCCGGAGCGGCATCAATAAACAGACACAAATACCAGCCCGAAGCCCTTTTAATAATCCTGCCGCACTTGATTTTCCCGGCGGGGATTTCCTGCTTGTGGTATTTAACCGCACCTAACCCCGGGACCTTGATTTTGTTGTTAAGAGGAGGGCGCAGCGGATCGGGAAACGGTATGCTGTTAAGCCTGTTCCGGTGACCCTTAAGGCGCGGCTTCTTGGCCAGTTTCCTGAAGCAGCGTTGCCACGATTGGTGAGCCAGCGACAACATGCCCTGAATAGTATGGCTCGGCATTCCCATCCTTTGGCTGATATTGGGCAAAAGATTCTGAAATGCCTTCGGGGTATAATAAAAACCATCCTTGGCATCCAGCTCTATCTTTCTGACTCCCCAGTTCCAGATGGAGGTCAACATCGGCAACCACTCTAAGAGAGTGGACTCTTGATGTTTTGTAAGTTTAAGTTTTAATTGCCGTTGTATCATGTTGTTATTGTATTGCTTCCTTTTCCCCGGCTTGACCCCATATCTAAAGAAAGGGGATTGCGCCGGGTTTATTGTTCATGCCTGATTGAGCGCAGGGCTACGCCATTATTGACAAATCCTTATACCTATAGTGGTTTTAAAGCGTGTTTTTTGACCGGTTTAAATACCGTCTTGAAAACGGTAGTATTTCCAATCTGTTACGATACAATATTTTTTTGATATTTCCTGTTTTGCTTGATAACAGGTAAATATACCGTTCTATCTTATTGGTTTTATTGATGAAAATATTGCCCAAAATAGGCTAACCTATTGAATACATTGTTAAAAAATATTAAAAAAAAAGCTTTATTTTTTTATATATATCTATATAATTATATTGGTTCTTTGATAAATTAAATATTTGGACGGCAAAGGGAATCATAAACCTTGAGTGACTAGATCCCACAAGAAACCTGCTGGCGACAGTTTAAAGGCAAACGTGCATGGGGGAGGTCGAGAGGTTTGGCGTCAATCAAAAGCCATATCTGAACCGAAAAAATATTTACATACCGAAAAAAATTTTTTCCATCCTGAAAAATTTTTGACTAGGAATTTTTTACAACCTTTTTAATTTTGTAAAAAGGTAGCGGTGCTCATGGGCAAGAAACCCTAGTGCACCCCAGAGAAGAGAACCTGAAACGTAGGGTTGCCTGACCACTATCGCGAGATAGAGGGCTTGCAGAGAGCTACGAACTTCGGCCAAAAAGCCGTGGTGACTGAACACCATATTTATTCTAGCGTTCATAGTTGTCAAAAGGATACCACTCGTGAGAGTCGTGCTTTTCCTTTTGGGGCGATGAAATCTTTACCATGCGTGAGCATCGTATCCATTGTTATCATTTCGTGAGAATCATAACACATAATGGAAAATTTCATGGCGCTATCCGCGGGACGGACAGGGACAACGACCTTGGGGCATTTGATGCTTTTGGTAAATAGGGAAACGAAATCAGTTATGGCCCTGTGATTAAAAAGACCAATGTGCGACATCTTGATTGATGGCTTACTGCATTGCGGTCTTTTTTATCGGCACTTAAAACAAAAGGGTGGAAGAGTGCAAAAAAAGTTCAATCAAAATAACAACCAGAAGGAGGACAAATAAATGAGAGAAAAAGTCGCATTTGAAACTAATGACACAAGAGGTTGCATTACCTATTGCCCCTTCGGATTCAATGCAATGGTCGGATCGGTTAAGTGTGCCACTTGCGTGAATTATGGAAGTAGCAATCGTGAGAAAAAAATTGTCTACTGCAAAATCAAAAGGAGGACAAATAATGAAAAATAAAATAAATTGTTCTAATTGCCTGACACCTCTTTTCAAGAAAGATGCACACAAAGAAGGAGATGAGTACTTTTGCGATATCTGTTACGCCAATACTCAGAACCCTACCGGAACTAAAAAGACCAAAGGACAGTTGGCTGAGGAGTTCGCAAAGGCAAAAGGTTGGCCGATCAATAACATCTGGTTGGTTGCACCTGCCGGCGTTGGGAAAACTAATCTGAAATAAGTTAAAAGAAAAAGGAGACAATTATGTATTATGAAATCAATGTTGCGGTATTTGTTCCGGATGGTGGCAAAGGTTATTACGACCATTTATTTGCCACAGCTGAAAGATCACTCACTACTGAACTTAAAGCCAAACAACTTTTTAACCTGTTGAAAGAAAAATTTCCTGAACCGAAATACATTGTTGAAGTATCAAGGTGGGAAAAAATCGGCCACGGAGTAAAATTTTAATACCATTAAAAAAGGGAGGACAAAATTATGATGAGATCATTTGCATATTTTGAACCGGGGAGTTGCGGATCGCCAGCGTGCTTGCCTGTAGAGCAAGCAGTCAGGGAGTTCAACCATGAATCATTTTGCACCATGAAATATGGAGCAATTATTTTTCCGCCTGCCAAACTGACTTTATTTTTCCGAGAGGGTCGAAAAGTGACGGAAAAAGTATTGGTCGGCGGGATTGACATTTATCAGGAGGACAAATTATGATAGTCACAAACTTGCAACAGAAACATAATCTTCGCCCAGCAACGATATTGAGATCAAAATACTTCTACTATCACAAAGAAACAAATTCATTTAGTCAAGACATAAGCTCCCTACCAATCAAAGACATAAGTCAACTCAATCAGCAAATTTACAACGACGCCTGTGATACCGGATTCTGGCTCAAGTCGGGAAAAACCGGAATCATGATGTTGTTCATGCCCACAGAGGTTGACATCACCAATGATAATGAAATTGCTGGATGGAATTTCAAGAGTGAAGAAGGCATGAAGCTTTTGGTAGTTAATGATTAGTGTTGTTCGAGTGCCGTAGCGATGCGGCATCTCATAGAACACTAAACATAAATAAAGGAGGACTCAATATGGAACAAGGAACAGTTATTGTATGCCTCAATATTATTGAGGGCAATAGTTTCTGTTGCAGAAGTTTGGATTGGTTGTTGAGAGAAACTTATCACTGCTACGGATGCCCTCTCCAGACAACCGAACATGAACTCAGAATGAAACGGCTCAACAAAATAAAGGAGAACAAATAATGAAACTAGTGGAGATTATCAAGAAGGCAAGACGGCAAAAAGGCAAATGGGTTGACCTAAATAATGAAGGGCGTTCTATTCGGTACATCGGATGTGGGAGATTTGAAGAGTGCTTTGAGGGGTATGATGCTGAAGTACCCAACAATGGCCATTGGATTAAGACATACGAAACAACCCAAAGTGAATTACTCGAGACTATTTAAGAGGAGGATTTCATCATGACATTACAGACACTTCTAAATGAAATCGACAAATGTAATGACTCGTATGAGGACATCTATAATCAATCACTACACAACCTTGGTAAAGAGGATGGCAATATGACCATCAAAGATTTTCTGGCATCAATATTAAAAGAGATAAAAGGAGAGAGCATGAAAACAAGAAGAGTTGAAAAACCAAAAACATGTTGCTGTGGAACGAAAACCTATAAACAAGTATATGATTTTAAAAATGCTGTTTGGGTTTATTATTGCGATATCTGCCAAGAACCAATCGACGACAAAAATGCTTAACAACTAAACCATACAAAAAAGAGAGGAATAAATTATGGAAAAGACAATCGTAAAAAGAACTGGCGAATTTAGAGTTGTAGAAGAAACCAACAGAAGATTTTCTTATGCACAGATAACTGCCAATTGCGAAATTTACAACAAGAAAGCCGAGATGACATTTCAGGACTCGTGGAACCATGAAAATGTTGGCACGCTCAATTGGCGGTTCATAACCGGCGATGAAGTCGTTGACAGTCAGGCAAAAGTTCAAACCGACTTTGAAATATTTAAAGTGCTGGATATTGAAATTGACAATATGGAGATCATTGCCGAAGCAAAACTATTTTTCAAGAAACTGGAAGATGAGAGAAAAATTGCCGAAGCAAAAGTTAAAAGAGCACATGAGTATGACAATAACATGTTTTTAAAACAGTTGATACCTGCCTTGAAAGCAAGAGATTATAAAGTATCATCCTCTATCAAGAGAGAAGATTTCATTAACAACAATGGCAGTATTAAGCTACTGGTTGAAACAGACAATAGTGAGTTTACTATTGACTATGACTATCATGGTTGGATTAAAATAACCGGTTGCAAAAATGTTGATGATGGAAGAAGAGTTACCAAAATCACCAAATCGAAAAAGATTGAAAAGATGATAGAGACTCTTGAGGATGCCATCAAGTGGGAAAAGGCATTGGTTAAATCGGCCAAAGAGAAAATGAAAAATATCAAAGACGCAAAACAAACTCTTGAAGCTGCACTCGGAATTGAAGTTGAAGCTAAAAAAGAGTGGCACAGCAGAGGCTATTCCGGTAGGAGGGGCGACGGATATTATACAGAACATTTCATTGATAAAAAATATTCAGAAGATGGGTATTATGGTTGCTTGAGATTCACCGAGTCTTCTAAAACAGTCAATGGAGAAACAGTCAAAGGATTTACCATTTCCTATTTGCCGGTCATAACCGATATGAAAAAGTTGAAACAGATTTATGACCTGCTGATTAAGGAATAAGGCATGAAAAAAATATTTGACAAAATGACAGAAGAACAAATCGGGCTTGCAATAAAAATCGTAGGATGGGTAACAATTGGTATTGCTATCGGGTTCATAATTGCAGGCGTATTGGTTTCCTAAATCTATCAACCATCAATGAGGAGAATATAAAATGAAAATGACAAAACAAGATGTAGAAGAAGTCAAACAGTTTGAAGACACGAATTGCATTGAAGACATCAACTATCTTTTTGCAACAGCAGGCAAAAAAGGAATAAAGATTTTCGGAAAGGTTGATGATGAATTTCTTCATGATTTGGTCTTTGCCATCATGGCAGACAACCCCAAGATTGCAGAAGCAGTCATGGATAGTGTACTGGAGGCAGTATCCGAGGCGGTATCTTTTCAACAGAATTGTACACAGGTCAACAAACACTAAAATATTAAATAGAGAGGAGAAACAAAATGAGAGGAATTAATGAACTGATTGCAGGGATTAAAGCAGGGTACTCGTATTTTTATTGTGAGACTCTGGAAGTCAACAAAATTGTTAAGCAACTCGACAGACAGTTGACAGAGTATTATGACAAAAACAAAAATGGTCTTGGTTATCAGACCAAAGTATGGGATTTTGAAGTAACAAATGAAGCGGGAGAGAGCCAGTTCAGAAATCCGGAAGAAATCCTGAGCGAGTTGGAGTTCGTGCAAGAGGGAATTGATGCGGTTCCAATCGGGCGGATCTTAATCGCCAAAAACATGAACTGGTTTCTAATCGACGAGTATAACAATTTCAATAAGGCCATGGTGTCGTGGCTCATGAACAGATCCAATAAATTCAGTTCGCCTGAAGGCAGAAAAGTTCTGATTATCGTAAGCAATGCACCTTACGATAAGGCAATCCCAGAGCCATTGAAAAGGGATTTTGCCCAAGTTGAATTTGCACTGCCAGATGAAAAAGAAATTGAGTCGATTTTCAATTTCATCGTCGAGTCGGCAAAGGCCAACCCAAAGTTTAAAACGCCGACCGAGAAGGAAAAGTTAAGAATTATTGGCGGAGCTAAAGGGCTGACGCATGACGAAATAATCAAGGTCTTTTCCTACAGCATCGTCAAGAACCAAGGCGTCTTTGATCCGGCCACAGTCGAAGATTTGAGGTCGGCAGAAATCAATAACACCCCCGGTCTTTCCATTCGCAAATATGACGCAAAGTTGGAAGACCTAAAAGGTTTTGAAATTGCCAAAGAGATCGTTGATGAGTGGATCAACGATCCTGACGCCAAAGGTATTTTGTTGCTTGGACCTGCCGGCGTTGGCAAGACTCATTTCTGTCAGGCTCTTGCTGCTTACTACAACCGGTTGATTATTGAAATCGAGTTTGCCCAGCTTATGGGCGACGGCCTAGTCGGACAGGCAGAAAAAGCCATGAAGAAAGCGCTGGACGTGATTGCGGCGAACGCCAACCCTTCGGCACCCACCATTGTTTTTGTTGATGAAATAGAAAAGGGGCTGGCAGGCACAAGTGGTGCTGGCGGGCAGGGTGGAGCAAGGGATGGAGGAACGACTGATCGTTCCAACGCACAATTCTTAAAGTTCCTGTCGGATGCAAGACCCAAAGGTATCTACTTGGTTGCATCATGTAATGACATTGAGCGTCTTCCTGCCGCTTATGTCAGAGCAGAGAGGTGGGATTGTGCCCCTCTCTTTGTCGATCTTCCTAATCGGCAAGAGCAAGAGGCAATTTTAAAGCACTACCAGAAAGTTTATGATATCCCCTCAAAGTGGCAACCGGCAAACATGACCAGTTGGTCGGGAGCGGAAATCAAGACTTGGTGTAAACTCGCCGCCAAGAAAATATCTTTACAGAAACCGGTCAATCAAGCAGACGAGTTAATCATTCCGGTTTCTAAAACAATGGAGAAGGAAATTGATTACCTTCGCAAGTGGAAAGAAGGTAGGACAGTTCCGGCCAGCAGGAAACAGCAAGTAAAAGTTAATACACCTTTAAAACGAACATTAGCAATGTAAGGGAGGATATAATATGTCACATATTCAGACAATAGAGCTTGAAATCAAAAATCTTACAGCACTGAAACTCACCTGTAAGCGGTTGGGGTTGGTCTGGAAGCAAGACCAGAAAACATTTACATGGTATGGTCGCACTCCTGAAAAGTGCGATCATGCCATACAGGTTCCTAACGCCAAGTATGAGATTGGCGTTCTGAAGAATGGCGACCGCAAAGGGTATACCCTTCAGGTCGATTATTATGATAGGGCAGTCACTCAGCAAATTGGACAGCTTGGCGGGTTGTTTAAGCAGGCTTATACTTTGGAAGTTGGAAAAGCAGAAGCCATTAAGAAGGGCTACTCAGTCCGTGAGCATAAACTTGATAACAAAATTCAATTACATATTAGTGTGGGGGTGTAAAATGAAAGAGATTATTTTGACAGTCGACATTGACGGGAAAACAAAGTTAGAAACAAAAGGCTTTAAAGGGAAGGCTTGCATGCAGGCTTCCAAATTTTTAGAGGACGCGTTGGGTAAGGTAACCGATACCGAGTTGACCCCTGCCTATTATGAGTTCGATGGGCAGCGGATGGGTGAATCTTTGAAGAAATTTGTTAACCAGAAATAACAATAAAAAGAAAGAGAGGATGAAGATTATGAGTACAACTATTAATGAGAACAACATTTTTGAAAAAGGGATGCTGATTAGTTTGAACATGGGTGGATATGCGGGACGCAAAAAACTTTCCGAAGACCAGCTCAAAGACCTGCCGAAAGAAATCGTGCGTGGAGTGCACGACCTTTTCGAGAAATCCTTCAAAGAAAAGTTGGACGGGATCGGCAAGTATGATGGGGTCACACGAAATTATGTTAAAGAGATGTCGGTTCCTTTTCCGATTGACGGAATTTATTTCCTGTCATACGACAAAATAGATTTCATCATTGAGTATCTGGATGAGAGAAAAAAATCTCGCGTGGATTTGGTTAAGGAAGTTTTGGAAGACTATGAAACCGCCAAAGAGTCCTTTGCCAAAAAATACCCTGATTATTACTCCAGAGCACAAGGCAAATATCTGGACAAAAGCCAACTGGCAAACCGGTTTTATTTCGAGTACCAGTTCCTGAAAATTTCTGCTCCTGATAAAAACCCGCTGATTTCTTCAGAGCAGTATAAGAAGGAAATGGAAAAGTTCAGGCAAACGATTACTGCCATGAAACAGGAAGTAGTGGGGATCATATACCAATCCTTATCTGATTTGACCTTGAGGCTTAAACGTCAATCAAAAGATGGCAAGATGAATCAACGCACCTTCAATAACCTGCAGAAATTTTTGGAACAGGTTGATTCGACCTACAGCGGGTTTATTGATCGTGCCGACCTGCAGGCAACACTGAAAAAAGTTAAAGCGGGTATTAAGGGTATGTCGGCCGATATGCTTCGTGATAATGAAGCACAGAGAGCCAAGTTTCACAAGGCCATAAGTGCATTGACAGCTGAAATCAAAGCACTGCCTGATGTCGAAACCAGAAGGGCAATTGATTTCTAATCCACTAACCAAGAGGGAGCGGGGTCCGCTCCCTCTTTATGAAAAGGAGAAATAAAAATGAAAGATCCTATAATCACAGAAACTAGAAAAAGCAATCTTGAAAGGGCGTTCAATTGGATTAAATGGGATTGGTCTTCTGCAGAAATTACTATAAAAGGCTGGGGGGACAGACCACAATTTACAATTAAAGGGAAATATAAAGGATTTTCTTTTCTGTACAGATCACAATCACCCGGAGGCGGTCCTTCTTCATTAAAGTGGTTTGACAAAAAAGGGGAATTGCATTACAATTATACACCGGCACCCTTCGCCGAAAAGGACAAAATAAAATCCTATTGCGACAATGTTTGATAATTAGGTCAAAGGAGGTAGATATATGGACACAAATTTAGCAAAAGTTATTTGTAACTCTTCCCTTTGGGGAATAAAGCGTAATCCAGTTTCTGAATTTGATTTTGGAGATCAGGCAACAGTTGGATTGCGTGTCAAACGATGTGGAAAGAATTCTGAGAATTTTGTGAATCACGATTTTGGAATTTACTTAGGAGAATCTGAAGGGAAATATCATGTCGGAACGTGTGAGATTATGTCCTTCTTACCAAGTAAGCTGGAGTCCTTTTCAACTCTGGAAGAATTAAAACAACAATGGATGCTGGATTAGGAGGAAGTTATGCCAATTAAAAAAAGCACAGTCGGGGAATTAATGGAGCAAGAAAAAAGAAGAGAGGCTATTGAATTTGCTGGTAGCGGAAGAGGCTTATATATTATAAGTCAGGCACTGTATGTGGCTGTTCAGGCAATGGAAAAAGTTCCAAAAACCAAAAGGGAACCATCCAATATTGCCGATATGAGGTTCCTCATGGAAACCCTTTTCCCAATGTATAAACTGATTAAGGAGGCTCAAAAGAAATTTGAAAAAGAAAATAAAGGAGAAACAAATGGGTGAAATAAAAAAGGATACAGTACAACAAATTATCAACAATCTCATAGATGAAAAAAATAATGTCGAAGAGATTATCATCGCCTACAAAGACAAGAAAGGGGAGAATTTTTTAAGCCTATCTTGTTCTGAGGATTTAATGATAGGTGTAGTAAATTTTATAGTGGATGATTTACCCTCGTTCCAAATTTCCACAAGCATTAAAAATACAAAACTAAACAGTTAAAAAAGGAGACTACAATGAAAAAAGAGAAGACAAAGACAATGGTACAGCAAGGCACTTACATTCCTGTTGAAGTAGCAAAGTTCCTGAAACAAAAAGCAGAAGAACGATACCCTCGTATAGCACCGGCAAGACTAGCATCAGAAATTTTGGTGCAATGGGCAATTGATAATGGCATGGAAAAACCAGAGGGGGTTTGATATGGCAAAACGTAAAAAAGATGATCATAAAAAGCTCATTAAGAAAAAACGACAGATAGAACCACCATGCGGTTTATGCAAAGTCTTCTGGAATTCTCACCACAGAGTAAAGGAAGGGTCGACCAGATATTGTTCGGTCTGCAAACGCAACATAGATTTTTATTCAGAATCGTGTAGTGAATTTGAACTGAACAATTTATTTTTCTGCGAAAAACATTATTTCCAATGCTCACCAGAAGTTTGCATCGCAAGGATAACCAAAAAATACACATATAACATAAGGTTTGAATATTGCGATAATTGCTCGCTTGGTTGGGATATTTTACTATATATTAGTCCAATTAAACTACAAATCAATTTCAAGGGAGACTGATATGGCAGAGAAAAAATGGGTTGATGATGCAATTACCGCACTCGATAGTAACAACTATGTACCCATGCAATCGTTCGAGTCTAAAGAACAAGATTTTAAGGCACTGCCAAAAGAGCTGGTAAATTTTGAAGATCCGGAAGCCTTGCTCGCCGAAAAAGAACGACATGTGATATTAACTCTCCTGTCAAAAGAAGCACAACAGGTTGTTGAAATCATTACCGAGTGCCCACAGGAAATTTTAGAGGCCATGGGGTACAAGAACAAAAAAGAGACAATAGGGTTGTCTGCTATTAAAAGATATTTCAAGTGGCCGGATAAAAAATACAATCGAGTCATAAATGAAGTAGCAACCTATACAACACAATTGGAGAATTTATGAACATTGATTATGGTAATGTCTTTTGTTCATTTAACAGAGACGACCACGATAAAATAAGAGACTCATGCCGATTTAAAAGAGAAATATTTACGCGTGGGAATTTCGGAATGAACAAAGATGTCGTCGACGACACGATGATTAAGAGTCATAAATTTCTAACCGGATTATTGAGCAGAG